TACTCTCTGCCACTTTCCAGTATGTGATAATACTCTCAGTCCAAGATGTGATATATCCATCTTACCAAAAGTTTTGGGACAAATAGAATTTACTCTGAATGGCCCATCTTTACCTATAATTTGAGTATCACCAGTAATACATGAGTTAACAATAGCAGCACCACCAGTTGACAGGGTAGGGAAAGCTGATGCCCAGATGGTTGAAGCCCACCTTACGATTGCTGCCTCATCAATCACTAACAACGACAAAGATTCAGAACGACCAGCTTGGTCAGAGGTTGGAATAGATTCTATTACAGAACCATTTGCAAACTCTATAGTTGATACAGAACCGAACTCCCCTGCACGACCATTAGTAATTGGCTCTTGCAGATATGAGGGTAGGTTCTTGTACATGAACTTAATCTTCTTTAGTACCTTCTTTGCTACGGTGTCCTTGATTGAGATAATATTTATCTTCTTGTTAGGGTGATACATTGCTAACCAAAGACAGTAGAGAGAGATTAGCTCAGTAATACCAGCCTGACGAAACTTTAGGATGATATTAAACCTGTTGAGCATGAATTGGTATAGCACTGCCTTCTGAAAAGGGTAGAGCAAGAACTTTACCATGCCCAACACTGGGTTTATCACGTAGCAGAAAGTAGAAAAGAAGAACGGGTCTTTCATCACCCGAACCAGAGTTTTAAGCTGTTCAGGTGTAATACTCGCATCTTCAACTAATGTCTTCTTTCTTGCCATGTCAGAAATTGTATGAAATTCTTAAGTACGGGTCGAGACCTAAATTATCCCGAAGCTCAGGATAATAGTTGATATTCAACCCTGCTTCATAATTAAATTTACTGGTATTGTATTTCAAGCCAAAATCCAAATCATGGAAGTTATGTACTGGTCGTATGGTATACTGAGCTACTGGATTAAATCTTTTTAAGAAAGATGTTTTCTTATGGGTTAATTTACCATCCAGGTAGTTATATTGATAACGAAAGTAATTAACTGAATACTCCTCAGTAATAAGCTTACAATCAGTATTGAATGTAGTGATAGATAGTTTATCCCTATTTGAAAGTATTTGCAATAATTTAGGAGCCAGAGGATAATTGGTCAGGAATAATTCATTGTATTCAATTTTAGTTGAATCCTTTTGAACGATAGTAACTACTCTATCAACATATTCAATTCGTTCGATAGGAACAGAATCTATCTGATAGAGGAATACCATTTTGGGTAATTGAATCTTAGGGAATTCAACCTTTGGTACAAAGGGTTTATTAACCCAAATGGTATCAGGTTGCTCAGTAGAATTTTTAAGGTCATGCCTTAATTCAGAATTTCGGTTCCATAGCCAAAATATGGTTAAGGCCATAATTATAAAGGCTAAGGTTAGGATTACATTTTTCATCTTCTTTTATGTGTTTAGTTTTTCTTTCATATACCCCCCTTAAACACGTGTATAGATAATAATATACTGTTTAAGGTATATTATTATCACGCGCATATACGAGGGGGAGTCATCGTAAAATAGAGGCCTTTTTAAGGCACCTTTTTAACCATAATCCGACCTCATATACAGAGCCCTTGGTTAAGGTATTCCTTCCCTTATTTAACCAATAAGTTGGATTAGCCTTATCAAAATAAATTCGGAAGGTTTTGGGAAAGCCCATAATCACCCGGTATTCTTCAAGGCCCATAATCCTTCCGTGGGGATTGAATTGCCTGGATGAAGGTCTTACGGTTAATGGGTAACTTCTTTTTCTATTGCGATATACTCCCGGTAGAGTCTTCATCTTCTGAGTTCTCATAGGCCACTTGTAGTCATTTTTGAACTCAGTTCTCCATAGCTTTCTTACTTGAGCTACTGTTAGAGTGGTTTTAGATTTATCAGCATAGTGATACATGGCTAACTTTTTATCATCAGCTTCCCGATAATTTAGGTCTCTCCTAACCTCTCTTTTCAATTGACACAGATTCTTGGGTTTTGTAACCTGAAAAGTATGGTCAAATATCTGTGGGTTGATTTTGGAGTTTTTTCTAACTCCTATCAACACCAGACGTTTCCTACTTTGTTGGGAATTACCAAATACCGTAACGGAGTGACAGTGCACTATAAGTTTGTAATCGGGTAAATTATGTTCCCATTCCCTGATAGGGATAAAATCCAGAAGTTTTGGGAGGTTCTCAAGCATAAATATTGCCGGTTTGAACTTCTTAACACTAGAAAGATACAGATTAAGAGTAACATCTTCCCGGGGTTTGCCCAGGGATTTTTTCCTGGAATATGAGAATACTGAGCTATGCCCACATGATGGAGAGCCTAATATTAGGTCTATTTTGGAATTTTTTACCTCTTCCAGTGACCTTACAAACGGTATATCACCAAAATTAAGCTTCCATTGCTCTTCTTTTTTGGAATGGAATACTGCTCTGGGTTCTACATTAGCTATAAGATGTTCCTTAAACTCAAAAAGGAGCGCTCCTTGGGCTCCACAGATACCTAAGACATTCATTGAAAATAGAATTTTATAATATATACCGGAAGGTCTTGCAAAGACTACTTTAATATGCAAATTTAATATCAAAACTACATGAAAGTTGGTGATTTATTACTGGTAACAGGTCCTGCCTTCTTTGAAAAGACGGCAATTAAGGAGAGGAAAAAGGGGGTTTATACTCTCGAGAATGGTATTAAGACAGATAGAGATCTCAATCCTATCAATTCTAAGTATCAAATCGAGGTTTTTAACGAAGAAAAGTATAAAACTCTGGTAGCACAGAGAACTTTGAACCATGATTTGGAGAAATTGGCCGCTATCAACAAGAAAGGGATTAAAAATCCTGATATAATCCGGTATGCAGCTGCCAAAATCAGTCGTATTATCGAAAAAATAGAAGGAAAATGATACGTTTCTTATTACATTGGATTACAGTAAACGTTATTAGTTACTCTGCATATTGTGGAGGTATGACTTGGAAAGCTTTGAAAGGAGTAAACAAGGAATATGAAGGTAATGAATCTTGGTCCAAAGGTAAGAAAGAAACTATTCAAACACTCATAATTTGTATCACCATCATAATAATCATACCATGTCTGATATCTTAATGACTGCTAATCCTGCTCCGGCTTGGTTGGGTTATACCCTTTTAGTGTTCTACACCCTCGGATTTATCTTCTGCCTATTTATCAGAAGTGTAATCGAAGAAACTCCTCTTAAAAAAGCCTCCAACCCAGTTAGATATGGAGTTTTATTCCTTATATGGGCAGTTAGTCCGGCAGTAATAACTGGATTATTTATACTAACCCTCAAAATTCTTTTCAAGAATGATACTCGAGTTAAACGACATTGAAATAATTTTAAGGAAAGCCAGTGATGAAGAGAAGCAATCCATTCCGGTTTGGGATGCTTATATAGAGAAAGTAATCATAGACGGGAATATTCCTTCCCTTTTACGGGATAAACTCACTGGTAAGATAAATAATCTTACTCAGGGATTCACCCAAAAGTTCAGTGGTCAATTAAAGGGTAATATTGAAAATGAGATATTGTCCTTAGAGGAATATGTATACCGTAAACATGACCTAACCTTTACTAAGCTAAGAGTAGTAAGAGAACATTATTCATTAAGAATAACTACAGCTAAAGGTCAAACATTCGATATTTGGGAACCTTAATAAAAATATCTATATGGCAGTAAAAGTTTATACTCCGGGTCAGTTCTATGCTGCTGGTGGAGTAGTAGAGGAAATGTTTTACCAAGAAGTTGGTAGAACAAAGAAGTACTTAAGGAAGAGAGTTGGTTTTGTACGTTCTTTTGAACAAGTAATCAAGAATCTAAAGGATGAAGCTTGGAGAAAGTTTCATTACATGAAAGCTAACGTTAGAGGGGTAGATTATACCTTGGTATATGACCCCGATAATAAGGAATACCCCTATCTTTTCGTAGAAACCAAGTTCTACTTCAAACAAAAGGCCAAGGTTAAAGAACCAGACCAAAAGTAGTAAATGTAATCACACAAAAGAGGTCAGATAAATACTGACCTCTTTTCCCTTTTATATTATTCCAAGCTGTGGTATTTATACGTAGGTATTCCTGTAGATGTGATAGTAACGGTGACTATGGCTACAGTTTGGTCGTCGTTAACGAAACCTTCTCCAGTGGGTCGATCACCGCCTACAGAATAACTATGACTAAAGTGAAACTCTACCTTTGAATTATAAAATCTGAACCCCGTGGATATGGCCCTCTGTTCATATAGACCACCATAATCAGGGCTATCTACTATCATAATGCCATCTATCTGTTTATTTTTAACTTGATTGTAGATAGTTATCAGTTCAACTGTAGATAGTACATTGGTCGTCCAACCTCCCCCATCATTGGTTGGTAAGGGTAATTTTGCGAATTTCATATCATCTTCTTCTATTATGATTGGTACGTTTTGAGAATGGAATCCTAACATAGCCGTATTGTATGTGTTTAATGGTAAGAGTATATCTCTAAGAAATACTTATATCGTATATAAGGACCTTAACACCAAAAGCCATGTTAGGATTTCACTCACAGAATGTATTACAAATCTTGGAAAATATGAAACCGATAATTTTTAGAATAAATGTTACCAATGATGGTGAAATAACCTTCAATAAAGTAGAAGGAATGACCAATTCCCAGGCCTATGAACTAATGCTTCGGAATGGTTATGGTAAAGAAGGCGATGAACCCATCATACCCATCATAAGGGTTTCTTATGAAGAAGTAGGATCTGGTTATGATTATACCATGGATTTCATAGCTACACCAGTCATCAACTTTCATTCGGGTACCAAACCTCTCACCTTTACCTTAGCAATACCGGCTATACCATTAGAGGTTTCGGCCAACTTAGATTTTGATGCTGCCTTATATAGTATGGGAAGAGGAGCAGACAATATATTCCTTTGCCTGATTGTAAATGCCAATGGTAACATAAGTGTTCGGTATATAAAGAACTAACCCTACTACATATATATACCCGGTCATTTAGGCTGGGTATTTTTGTGTGAGTAGGTCACCTAAGAGTATATCTCTAAGATATACTCTTACCAATAAACCTACACTTATGAGTTTGTTAATGTTTCATTCAGGCAATGTGCCTTTCACACTAAATGAAGATATGGTAGTCAGAGATTTGAAAATAGCCAGTACAAATGATAATGGGTTTGAATTCCAGTCCACAGAAGTTGAAACCCAACAATTAGCCCAGGATATCATTGATGGTAAGGTAGATGCGGTAAGGGTGGTATTTGATAACAAAGCTCTTCAAAATCAAGGAGAGATGGACAAATATGGGTACATATACCCACCAATTTACATTAACCTTAAAGATTCTAATATGGTAGTACTTGGAATGGTTATGTTTGCTGTACCTAATAAAAAAAGAGACCAAGTCATACAACAGATAACTATTGACGGTTTACCAGGTAACAGGGGAATAGTTACGTGTTCACCATTGGACGGGTTCTTTTGGAATATAAATTAAATATTAAGCCCAGTAGTTTATAGGTTTCTACTGGGCTTTGTTGTGTGTACATTACATCATTAAAAGTATATCATAGTGATATACTTTTAATCCATAAACCATACGATATGAGTTTACTTTTATTTCACCAAGGTAATGTACCTATAATCGAAGATGATATGAAATTCGCAGAAATCAAACTTGAGAACAACAAAACAACCGGTAAAAACTGGGCATTCATCGGGTTTGTTACACCAGAGGGTGTACTCTCCCAAATTGTAATGGACCTCATCTATGGTAGTATAGATGGTATTAAACTGGTAATGAACCTGACAGCTTTAAGAAGTCCAAGTACTTCAGAAGGAACTCACATCGTAGGGTTTCCCTGTTACCATTTAGACTTTGACAATCAGAAGCTGACTATAAAGGTAAATAACTCCGGTATACAAATGCCAACAGACGACCAAGTACAGATAATAGACTACATTACCCTATATGCCAATGGAGATTTAGATATCCAGTTATTAGATAGGTAATCGTTCTAAGAGGGGCTCACTACCAAGGGTCCCTCTTATTGAGTGTATACCTTGATACCGAAACGATATCTTCAGGTCTATATCCCTTAAATTCATGAATACTATGTTAAAGGTTTTATTTCATATCCTTTTCTCCTTTATAGGATTCACACTTACATTGGGAATAATGGGTGGGGTCCTTTGCTCGTTGCAGAAACATTCTAGTAAATTATTACAAATAATAGGTGAGTTATTCATATTCGGAATAATTTGCATTCTGGTAGTCACTCTTACAATAGTTATAATTAAACCCTATGCCTAATCATGGAACAGAAAGAGAAGAATAGGATTATCCTGGAATGGATAACCAAAGCCGAGGAGATTTATGTGAATACCATTATTAATTGTGGAATGTGCAAGTCATTCAAATTGGCTGTATTAAGGGATTCAGAATTAGAGAAGTCTTTGATTTGTATCTTACAGGATATGGGACATGAGTCAGAGATACTTGATCGTAAACTATTGTATAATCCTGAATGGCCTTTTATACTTATCCCTGAATTTAACTTTGAGTTTTTGGGTGGGGATAAAACTACTGAAGCTTATAGGGAAGTTCAAAACCATAGGTTGACAATTCGAGAAATATATTGGTGGAGAAAGTGGGATAGTGAAGTAAGGATTAATGCATTTGATAATCTGATAAGGATATATAAGGCTAAATCATAGGCCTTATATATGGAGCCTTAAAAATATCCTGGGAAAATTTTATGAAGAGCCTTTGGAGGGGGTTCTTCATTTTGTGTAGGGAGATGGGGGATGTGATTATGTGGCATGTGCCTTTCAGGAAGAGCTTAATGCGAGGTTCTCAAAAACATCTAGCAGTAAAACGGGACCACGGTGTCCCTATCGCAAAATTAAATTTTATTAAAAATAGGGGACAAATTTGTCCCCTATTCGATTTTATTTACTTGCTTTCTTTTTCATTCATTGCAAGTAAGAAATTTTTGATTGTATCCCTTTTTTCTGTATTTGCATTTGCATCGACGATGCAATTTGCATTTATATATACTTGCTTTGCATATTCTTGCCAAGCCTTTTTCAGTGCTTTCCTTTTTTCAGTATTTTTGTTGCTTGCAATAAATTCAGCGATGAATGCATCTAATTTTTTACGCAACTTCATTCGCAAATTCTTTTTTTCTTTGTCGGTTTTGCACTCTACAAAGATTTCTTTTTTGTAGATGCTTTTTCTTTCGTTGGTAGAAAAAATTTCGTTGCCGATTGTTAAAATTTCATTTGCTTTCATAGTAGTAAAATTTTTAATTGGTTTAACTTTTATTAGTTCTTTTCCGTAACACAAATATACAACAAATATTTATAATTGGTGGCCCCGGAAGCATTTATTTTCATAAAACTTTCTGGGAGCTATTTCTGGACATTCCTGGCATGGGAATTGCTTTGTTGGCCTTCTTGGCACCATCAGGGCACCAGAAAGAAGGTTCTGATAGATGGTCTTAATGTTCGGTTCTTAAAATGGTCTTAGCTCCTGGGTTGGGTCCTATATGTCTGAAATGAATTAAGGTCTTAGCTCCTACCCTGCATTGCCTTTATTTTCAGGATGAAGTTCCCAGGGTTGGCTTAGGATTGGGTACCCTACCTTATATAATCTAGAAGTTCTTAGTTTTATAAATAAGTAAAACTATATTCCATAAGTTTTAAGTTTCTAAGATATGCCCCTGCTTGCATTAGGATACACCTTTCCTTGCATTCATTCCCTCTATATTATATAATATCTGATGGCCTGGTTAGGTACCTATATGGTACTTTAGCCTATAATATAAAAGGCTATAAGCCAAGCCACTAAAAGCGATATAGGGAATTAAGGCCACTACAAGCCAGATGAACAGCCTCATAGGGTCACAATAAAAGGCCTACCAACCAGGTAGGCCTTACAGAAAAGATATGAAAGCAAATGAAGGTTAGATTTTATTGACCTCCAAACCTTCTAGACCCATATTCAGGATATAACCTGCCTGAATCAAATTATTAACTACCGAGGGTACACATTTCTTAATATGCAACCTGAATTTCGATTGACCCATATATCCCACGGAGTTATCCTTAGGAGTATTGATGGCCAATTCAGTCGAATGATGTTTGGAAATGATTTCCAGGGCAGTGGTAAAGTCTTTAGAATTAAGCATGGCTTTATGGATTTAAGGATTATTCGTATATAAAGTATTGACCAAAGGCCTTAACCTCGAAGGCCTTCTTTACATTGGGATGGTTATATACCTCTTGGGTATATATTGTAACCAAAGCTCCGATAATGAATCCCATCGTTAAGAGTAGGGATATTAGGATTACCTTTCTGATTCTTTTCATGGCCTTAAATGTTTTAGGGTATTATTTCTTTTTTCTTTATACAAATATAATCATAATATATTATATATGCAAATAATTCTTTAAGGCCTACCTTTAAGGTAGTTTAGGGCCTTAAAAGGTACCCTAAATGTGCCTTAACTTGAGAAATCAAATCTCCAAAACTCTATTCCTGGCATATCGATTTTAGACACCTGTTCCAAAATCCCCTAAAAGACTCGCATATATATATATAATATAGATTGTATTCTTTAGGGATTAGGATTAAGGCCCTTAAAGGCACCTAAGTGTACCAATGAAGCTATTCATCTATTCTCAGATATAGACCAGTAGAGAGGCCATAAGTCTCTTTATCGAAAAGGCCTTAGCTATTGGCCTTAACCTTGCCTTAAGAGACTTATGATTATATAATATAGACTTGATTAAGGTAAGGGTTTGGGTACCTTAAAGGCACACTTTTGGGCTCTCTTTGGGTCTTAGGGCCATAAGTCTGGTTAGCTACTACGTATAGTAACATAGATAGCTCCAGAGCTCTTAGGGTACACAGTTGAGAGGGCCCATCACCTACCTTAAATTTTTTTCCTCACCCCGATTTTATGGCCCTTGGACTTCTTCGATATCTGAACCTTATCATCGACTGCCTGTTAACTTTTGCCCTAACCTAACACATAAATAAAAGGCCTCTAAGATATAAGCCAATCCTAAAAGCCTTATATGATTGATGATTATAAGTATATGTATTTATATACGCCTTATATAGGATGATGTTATGGATATTTGATTTCTTTTGTGTTTTGGGGTAGAGGGTATTAGAATCCTGGCTTTAGGTTGAGATGCCTTAATACTTCCCTTAGTTCGGAATCTGTATAAGCCTTTGCCTTTTGGATTGGGATGTTGTTATGGTTTGAGGCTATGATGATGGCCTTTTCTTTTGATACCTTAATTGATTTTCTTTGTTTCATAGGTTATTATTTGGTTGTGGGCATATCTTCTTTTTCTACCCAGATTTTATCTATGGTGGTTCTATGGAACCTGCCTTCGGTATTTAGGATTATGGCCATTTGATAACCTGAACCACAGTGCCAATGTTGGATATATCCTTTGTATACAACATCAGTGTAAAGCCCAGTATCTTCATCCCTTTCTTGACTGGTGTAATGTACTAAAATGTCTTTCATAGCTTTATTTGGATTTAGGGTAGAACTTATTCTTGAGAGCGGTGTAATTCCAGAGGATGGTTTCATATTCATCTTGAGTACACCTTAGGATTCTGGCTCCTTGTTCTATATCGGTCATATTCATGATTCCTGACCTCTGGAGTTTGAGGTAATTGTCGAAGAGTTCTTTAGTGATAGTGTCCATGATTATTGTTTGGGTATTTCTATCCATATTCCTTGTGTCCTTAACCCTTTTCTTCTCATGGTTTGTTCATGTTTGATTTGGTTGATGAGATTAAGGATATGTTGTCTGTATTTTCTTTGGAATGCCCATTTACGGGAGGGTAATTCCTTGTAGAGTTCAGATAATTTTGCATTGAGTTGATTCATTGAGAGAACCCTTAATTCTCTGGATTCAGTGCATTTCATAACATGGGTAGATTATAAGTAATAAGCATCCTCTGCCCAGTTTTCCCCTACGACATCCTGGATGTTTTGAGGTTTTTCTTCTGGGATTGGTAGGAAGTTCTTTCCATTACAGAAGGTATAGCATCCTCCTCCCACTTCCCGTGGTCTCTGACATTTTGTGCAGATATGGGTTGAATTGGATTTAGGTTTCATGATTAGTATTTTATTTGGATGATTACCCAAGAAACTATCAGTATTACAGCTACCAGGATTATCCATTCCAGTAATGCTTGCAATAATAACTTAAGTGTTTTCATATCCAGCTATCTTTGAGTTACTAGATTGGGTAGTAGCAGCGGATAGAGATGATACCTCCGTGATTGCGGATTACCCATGTTTGTTCGTATTCGAAATAATCCAGAGACTCGTAAATATCGAATACTGATTCCAGTTCTGTATTTGTACCACCAAATATTTCCGTACCCGGAGCCGGTGTGAAGGTGAAAGTATGATGACCACCATACTGATTGTTTCTGGTCTCTATCTTAGTGAGGAGCATACCATATCTCTGGAGAAATTCCCTGAATGTGCATTGGAAATACATTTCGGGGTCTGTCATGCCTTGTCTTTTGCACCATCCGTGAACTTTCTTCAGGAGGTATAAGTAATTGTCTGGTTGTTTTTTCATGGCCTTAATTTATTTAATTAATTATTATCTTATTTCCTATATACAAATATAGCAAATATTTTGTAATTATGCAAATAAATATTGAAGGCCTTTACCAGCGTTCGTCTTCGATAGTGATGCGAATGTGGACATTTTGTTGAGGATGCTCCTTTAACCATCTTTCAATCTCTCCAGCCCTTTCGAGACTGTCTATATAATCTGGAGCTAAAGCCTTAACTGTTTCATAAGGTAAGCTCCCATCGGGATTTATCCAGGGTTTAGCAGGTGGCTCTTTTACCTGGTTTTTATTCTCGATTACTGCCATAATAACTACAATCAGAACAATGGCAATAGCTAACCACATGAATATGATTAGAGTACTGCCTTCTGAGTTTTTGTCTTGAGTTTTCATGAGACTTTATCTTTTAGTTGAACATTGTGAGCTGACATGAGTTCAGCTTTTGACATGAACTCTTTCATGTGACTCTCTTTAATGAGAGTGAGCATCTTCTTTCCTGTCTGGTGATTGACCATCATTGTGGGAAATACTTTAGACATCTTGGGAAGTCCATCTGGACCGGGTTCTAAGTCTTCTATCAGCATTATTTCTGCTTCCGAGTTTAATGCCAGTATATACGGAACCAATTCAAACATTTTCATAACTTTGATTTTATGATATCTCTGATACCTATTAACTTTAGCTTTTGTTCAGGAGTTAAATCAGAGTCTTTCATTGCTTTATTTACTTCAATATATAACTCCTGCATCTTTATTCTATAGAGAGGCCCTTTGATATGTTTACATACCCAGTTGTATTCTCTACATATTTTGTTGATTGAACTCATGCCCTGATGGTTATTACTAATCCCAGGTTACAGCTCCCTACCAGTACTTCATCATCCCCGGTAGAGAGAATCTCCTTCAATTGGGTTAATACCCCTCGGAAATTCATCCGAGTTGCTCCTTCTGATTCATGGAACTTAACCAAAAGAGTATGCTTATATGACTGAGGAATCCGGTCCTGGTCATATTTAATCTCTACTTTATAATCATAGAGTTCCAACCCCAGTCGGGAATCTAACTCTTCTACCATTCCAAGGTAGGTGTCTTGGATTGCTTCCTTGATGCAATCAACCTCTTCCTCATAAATCTTCCCTAACTTGTAGGACTCCTTGAGACCCGTAAGCATAACCTTTTTATAATCTTTCATAATATTAGGGTTTTATCCTTTTCTTATTACAAATATAATGAATTAAATTTATATTTGCAAATAAAAATCATCGGTCCGAGAATGGTATACCATAGTTTTCGAAGGCATCTTTAGCCTCCTGAGGTAAATATCCGTGTTGTTTGGATGCAAGGTATACTATACCATTGCAATCGATTACTACCCCGGTGATAGTATGTTCAAAAGGCCATGTAGGCTGAACTGCGACCATTACTGGTGCCTGGGGGTCCATTTCTGATAAAGTTCCTATCAGATCTTCGACGGTGTAAGTACTGTTATATCTCATGTGATTAAAGTTTTAGTATATCGTTTGGTCGATAGTTCTTTCTATTATTGTTTCCCGGGTATCTTTTACCCGGTCAATTAAGTATGCCTTAGCAATACTCTCATCGGTTTCGTCTACCCATTTGGCTATATCAACCTTTCGAGTGAGTTCCACTTCCATGTCATGAGCTACATGGATAGTTTTGTATTGATGGTGATTCTTTAAGTAGAACCAGATAATCAGTTTATATCTTTTCTGTGCCATATTTTTGATAGTTAGAAGGTGAAATCAATGTAAACTTCCTTATTACCTTTACGGAGTACTTCATGATTGGTATCTGCCCATTTATAGGTGCTGTAGGCTTTTGCTTCGGGTATGTATTCTCCTCTGACCCATACCTGAGATTCCCGGGGCTCTTCGATTGAACTAAGGGTAAAGTATTCTCCCCTTTTCAGGTCCTTAATTGTTTTCTTTTCCATACCTTAATTATTTTAGGGTTTATTATTTCTTTTTCTTTATACAAATATAAGAATAATATATAATATATGCAAATAAAACTTCTCGGCATTGGGATGTAGAAAGAGATTCTAGAAACTTTATCTCCTATTTAGGTCTAGTTTTATTAGTAAAACAAAAAAGACCTCTAGAAAAGAGGTCTTAATGGTCCTTTATTTATTAGGCCTTAGCTGGTATGAGAACCGGTTTGTAATAGATATCCCCCTCTGGTATGAGGGGATGTTTGAACAGCTCATATTCCAAGGCTGAATTATCAGGAAACTCTACGAGGATACATATACCGGAATATACTTTCCACCCGGGTCTGTCTTTGATATCATCACTGAATAGGCTTATAATATCTATCCGTACTTTGTTCTCCACTGGTTTTGTACCGAACAATTTATTAGTAAAGTTAAGTACTATACCTTTGATAGTGGGGTAATACTTCGGGTCGTACGTTTGGTACATTGAGTGGCAGTAAAGTCTGCTTGCCCGAATTAAAAGGTCTATTTTCTTATTAATGTGCATAGTTATAAAAAGGTTAACGTTACATGATTTTGTTGAATACAAAGTAATTAGTAGCTTCGTTCATAGGAAGATAATGAGTCTTCTCCATAAAGTCTGGTCCGGCTATAGTTATAGCCCTCACGTTGTTTGCTTCATCATCCTCTACATTGAGAATCATACCGATATTTGTATGAGTATCTGCATGGGCTACTCCTAATAGCATTCCGGGACAAATATCATCCATGACTTGCATATCGATATATTGTCCATCTTCTGATATGGTATCTACATATTTACCATTCTCTACATACTGGAATAGATTGCACCAACCTGTGATAGTATGTATCTTTATTTTAGTTGCACAGGCTGATGCGGATAGAGTTACTTTGCTATTAGTGCATAACCAACCCTGACGATTTACTTTTTCATCAGTGAAGACAATATCTTCCTGATAAGGAGGATAAGGTAACCCGAATACTTTAATCTTCTTACCCTCATTGATAAGTTGATTGATTTTGGCTACCACTTTGGTCGCAGTTAAAACTTCTTTCATAGTAGGTGTTTGTGTTATAGATTGAATTGAACTTCTGCTTTGTATCCAGGCTCTAAACTCCCCGCTGTAAAGGGTATACCCAAGTAATGAGGGTATGGGTTATGCCAGATATTGTGGTCGGATAGTTGTTCAGAAGCTTCCCTGATATTATCCTCCCCTGAAATATAGAATCTTATCTCATTCTCATTAGCTGATACTACTTTGAGAAAACCATGTACAGTTATATTAACTGTAACATTCCGAGCTTTAATTATTAAGTCCATAACCTTTATTTTTATCTTTATACAAATATAAGAAATTTAATCTAATTTTGCAAATAAAAATCAAAGGTTAATCTTCGATTTCTGGGTCTATTTCTTCGTAGTCTATTCCCTCTTCGATTTCTCGTCTGATTTGGTGATGGTCTTCTTCAAAGGCTTTTAAGGCACCATGGTAGTCTCCTGTTACGCTATCCAATTCGGCCTTTTTGAGAGTTAAGCCCTCTTTATCTCCTCTATTGCCCTCTTGTTTTGTTGCAACAACAACTGGTAATTCTTTGAAGTCATACTGATTTTCTACATATTCTAACTCTTTTATACCACCCTTGTCAGCAAGCTCTTTTTGAATCATAGACATGGCTATATCACGGGTTAGTACTGGTTCAGACTCACCCGTATTGTTGAATTGATTGTTCTGTTGGTTAAAGATATTTACAGTACCGCCACCAGATACTGCCCGTACCAAACTCTGAAGAGAAGTTGTAGATTGTTGCTTCAATCCTATGGCTTTATTGACTTCTGCAGTTATAAATGGAGCATATCTTCCACCTTGAGAATCCCGAAGTATTTGAACCTGTTGACTTATTTCCATACGGTCCTCAAGTGCCCAGCCTATGCAAGCCCCCATCAGAGAATCAGCAATTTCATCCATCTTATTACGGTCAAATAGGCCGTTGTCTAGAAACGTTTGTTTCATCTGCATCTGAATAATTGACGGTTCACATTTTAGAAAATCTGAGAGCTCATTTACTGAATAAACCCTTGCCCACAATCTCCCATTGTTTACTATCCAGGTATGGACAATGAACTTGGTCAAATTCTTGAGAGCTTCATCATCTCCAGCATTAGCCTGTATGGCTAATTGGGTTATCCCTAACCCCCTTGGGAATCGTGGAACTATCTTTGATTCTTTCATAATGGTTGATTTTGGTATCTAATAGTTAATCCCCATGAAAATAAATAAAAAGGCTCTATTATGGCAAGGGCCTTTTTGAATTAACTCTTTGATAGTCAGGTTGCTGGATCACTGGAATAGGCTTACCTTCAATTTCGATGAGCTTATTGACAGCTTGAATTCAGTTATATGTTTTTCGAACTTAAGCTGGTTACTCAGTGATAAAAGTCCTAAAAACAGCTGATCTACATGTTTGGGATAGATTAACTCTATAGTAACCGAATTAGGTTTATATTCAAACCCCAAATTTACCTCTTCTTCGCCCTTCTCCTTGTAGGTAGACAGGATATTTTCTTCTACCATAGTAGCCAAGGTTAAAAATGTCCTCATAAAATCTTAGTAACTTTAGAGTCTTGTATTATTAGGATTTACTTCTTTCCCTTTGCTTTAGTAGCCTTTACCTTGCCCTCCTTGGCCAAATTTTGGGCAACTCCGTAGGCAACTACGGCCTCCAATATTGGCCTCATTCTCTTTTCTTTCTCCTTGGCTTCTTTTTGCCTCTCTTCTTCCTCTGCCCTAAGTTTAGCTTCTCTTTCCTGGGCCTTTTTACGCCTCTCTTCTATTTCCTCATGAATATTAGGGAATAAATTTGCCCTGAGAGGTATTACATGAAGGGCAAAGAATGCTGAGAATAATCCATCGGATAAAGGCTCACCTATCTTCTTCTTGGAAATTTGCCAAAACTTATCCTGCTGTTCTTTGATGGCATGCAGGAATTTTTCATAGGTGAATTGCACCTGCATTTTTTTGCATGCCGTAATCATGGCCTCAATTCGGTCCTTAAATTCCTGGCCGAATGCCTCCATAAATTTTCCCCGATTAAAGTTGTAATTGGGTTTATCCAATTTGAACTGTTTTACATACTCTGCAGTTTTCATAGTGTCTCGTTGTTTATAAGTTATTGATTTATTAAGTGTTTTAATGCTGATTCTCTAGTTACTACTTGGAAAAGGTAGCCTATATACCTATCTTCCCAATATGATAACCAAACTGGGTTAGGGAACCTAAACTTATTCCTTTCATCTATCGGAATATTTCGGGGCATTCCCGAAATATATAATAAGTGAGGCCCATTAGTATTCTCGATGAATACAGGATGCAACATATTTTCATCTACCTTAAAATACCCCTTTATGGCATAATCTGGGATATACTGATTTGACCTTATTCCGCAATCGAATGCCAAATCCTCTACCTGATATAATTCAGGATTAATAGGGTATTCTTCTTGGGATCGTACCCCTTCCTGAGATTGAAGGTAATAGGTTATTTTAGACTTATCAAGCGTTACGCTTTTTACTCTTTCGGGAAACATGGTGCTTATATTTTAAGGGTACATAGTCTTCTATGTCATCCAATCGGTCAGTCACTAAAGCATATACGAATAGCTTAGCAGGACGAAAGAAGAATCTCCTTATGTTCTTCTCCGAGATATAGTAATCGTATATTTTGAAGAATTTCTTCTGATACTTATGCTTAAGACTCCGTTGCGTTAGGTATGACTTAAGAACTTCTCTGTGTAATTCAAGCAATTCCTTATCTACTTTCTGAATTGCTTTCTCGGGTAAGCCAACAACCATAATCTTTCATATCGTTAAAAGGTGATTATACTAAGGGGCACAGGGCTACGGCTCTGGCCCCTCTCCTACTATGAAAGATTAGATTGCAACGGATTCCTTGACGAATTGGTTCTTGTACTCCAGGTATTCCTTCTTGGCCTTCTTGTACTCCTTCGAATCCTGGTTCTCGATTCGGAGCATGGCCAGCTCCAGCTGATGAATCTTGTTTCGGACCTGCTGCCGGAACTTCTTCCTGGAAAGGGTGTCTTCGCAGTCGGCGGGATAGATGTATTTGACCTCCCGTTTCGTTACCACCTCCTCGACGAGGTTGGCTTCGACTTTCTCCTGGGTCTTTGAGATGAGCTTGTCCTTCTTGGACTTTTTCTTTTTCTTTTCTTCGGCCACCGGTGCTGTAGCTTCTTCCTCTTTCTTGCCCTTTTTCAGAGCCTCCTTGGATTTCTCCACCTTTTCAGCCTTCTCCTCGATGAGGTTGTTGATGCCTTCGACCAAATCGGTCTTTTCCAGTTTCTGAGCCTTGTTGTTCTTGTTCTTTTTCATGGCTTACAATGTTAAAGGTTTGACATTAAATTAAAATTGTTATTATCTTTATTTCCTAATGCAAATATAGGGGAACTTTTCTATATTTGCAAATATTTTTATCATTTTCTTTGAGGTTGTGTTCTTGGCTTCTGGTGTGTTAACCTCTTATAGTTTTTCTCCTTTATTGTTTATGCAAATATAGATATAAAAATCAACCTCTGCAAATTATTTCACTAATTCTTTAGAGGTTCGTTTATGGTACAGGTAATCTCAAGGTATTCTAAGCATTGAGCCTGTTTTCTATACATGTTAACATAGACATTTTGTCTGAATCCGTCATCTTGAATCTCTATGGATTTAACCCGAGATTCAGGGCCCATAAGCTCATTATAGGTTTCAGCTACGGTTGATGGCTTCATTTCTCGGATAATTTTTTGAGAACCTTCTTGAATTTAGCCATGTAATAACAGTCTTTGGTAGGGCATTTACCGTCAGGTGTAATATTTTCATTGGCACCACACTTGGTCATGCCAGTTGCTTTGTAAGGACAACACTTACGATGTGCTGCACATGCAGCCTTAAATTCTACTGTACTCATCTCTGTATTTCTATTACACCACCTTTAGGATTAACTACCAATAATATCTTGGTGCCATCGGCCTTGGTTAAATAATATCCATAGGCCTTTATTTCATTGTGAAGACCTTTGAACAATATCTCGTAGTCTACATGCTGGGTTTTTAACAGCTTTATATCAGCTGCCTTTGCTTTGTTTACACACACTATAATAAACCCGGCTATAATGAAAAGGATAGCAACTGCTATCATTACTTTTACCATTATGACTGTGGCTCTCACTGGATTATTCATAATATTCTTTTACTTTGGTTAAACGGCATTTGAATTTGAACGGCATTACATAGTCTCCCCACCACCCCGATAGAGGTAAAATACACCCGATAATGGCATAGTAGTAGAAAGTTTTTGCAACAAATTGCTGTTTCTCATCGTCCCAAAAAGTATCTACTCTAGCATCTTCATCTGTTGCAGGGTCTACATATACCCAGTGATATGACAACCTGATAAATAACCATTGTAGTATCAGGATGTTTATCCATCCAAGGATAGTCATACCCAATACTTTCTTCCATACCCAGCTGTTTGTTTGCTTTACTTTTTTTCCCATAATCCGTATGTTGGTTGAATGTTTTTAAGTCGATGATATATGTCAGAGTTTTCCATATTGACTCTGCTTGTTTTATTACTACATCCTTTGCCTCCCGATGAGTACTAAAGGTATTCCATAATTCCGGAGTGTAGTTGAGACATTCCATACATTCAGGTTCTCCCTGCACATGTTTTACCCTTATGTAGAAATAAACCTCTCGGTCTATTATGTGACCAATACGTTCCCCCTCGAATAGAATCTGAGCTTTAGGCTTAAAGTCAAATATATCCTTACTCATACGCCCGTGAACGTATCTATTCACTTTGAACCTTACTATCCCTGCCATATCAATCCATGTTTCTTTCAAAGTATTCGTAGAAGTCCGCATCCTCGGTTAACTGGTCCAGTAATTCTTCTACATCCATATCCAAATGGACGGATGCTCCGGATACTTGCAGAGTTATTCCAGAACCATGGCTGCCAGAAGACCCGTGAAGTTTTAACTCCCTGGGCTTGTCTCCAGTATATTCATCTCTATAATGAATAATACCGTTTGAGTAATCGTAGCTCTTTACCTCTGATAAATGTCTTGACCCGTCCCAATTTTTCCAATGTGTAGTAGCATCAGGAGTAGGGGGTACTGTTTTAGCATCCCACAACATGCAGACTACGCAGAAAGCTGATACTCCTATTATCATCTTCTTTGCAGCTTCCCAAATGGTTTTAGCTTCATTTGGTTCTCCGTCTGAAGTGTAATATCTTTTCATAATCTTTTTCCGGCATACTTATTCCGGATTCTCTTTTCGAATGATTTACCTACTGATTCTCCATTTTGGATATCCTCTTTGAACATCCTGAAGTCGAACTCTGATACCGAGTTGTATTGGTATACCTTTTCTCCTTTGAAGGTAATGGTGATATCTCGGGTTTCATCATCCATCACTACCTTCATAATTCTGGATGACCCCGTAATTTCAAATGTCTTTTTCATCATTACTGTCTTTTAAGCTCAAAATTGTTAAGGCCCATAGCTACCACATTATTTTCTTTCCTAAGTGCTTGGCAGGTAAAGAAAATATCCCAGAGAGTGAAGACAGAATCAGAACTCATTTCCATTAAGTCCTCTTCCATCATATAGAGTGTACTCATTATAGTGTTAAACCATCTTTGATTTAACCCATTTACCAGCATGTTTTCAATATCTTCATACCTATTGTTGAAGGTATCTTCCTGAACTCTTTGAAAGGCATATATGTATTCTTTTGCCATAGATTCTACCGCTTCTAGAGAAGTCCCATAGCATGGAAATATAATTTTCCATTTGTCTAAACTTTTATCCTCTAAAAGGGATTCCAGCGCCTGAATCTGCACATCCATGATCTTATTCCAGATTTCCTGGGCAGATAATCGCCTCTGCAATTTCAGTTTGATACAGCCTCGGTTAATTTTCATTCCTTTATAATATTTCGTTATGCAAATATAATGCTTATTATTATAATATGCAAATTAAATTCAGTGGTGTTGTATTGGCTAATTCAACAAAGAACCCCGAACCTGGATGTAGATTCGGGGTAAAGAGGTTTCATAAACGATTGCCTATCGGGTTAATCCTCCTCTTTCTTTGTCTTCTTTTTCTTCTTTTTCTTCTTGTCCTTGCCTTCTTTCGAAGGTTTGTCGGCCTTCTTTTCCTTGGTCGGCTCTTCTTTCTGGGCCTTCTTCTCTTTCTTAGGAGCCGTCGCCGGAGCACCTGATGCCAACTCTGCAGCATACTTCTTGCCCTCGGCCTCGGCCTTATCCTTGGACATTGTCTTCAGGAGAGTACGCATCTTCTGGCGGTACTTCTTCTTCTGATCAGAAGTCATTTCCTTGCCGTCTACCGTCGGGTAGTCATAGGCATTGGGGGTACTGGTAACCTTTTCCTTCTTGGGATGGGCTTCTGGCTTCTGATTCTTTTTAGCCTTCTCTACGGCCTTCTCCTCCGTAGCTGCCCTGGCCTTTTTGTTTCCCAGGTTGATGATGTCTACCCAAGCTTGGATTTTCTTTCCATGCTTCTTATGGCCTGTCCAATCTTTCTTGGGGTCGAGATCATTCTCTTCCATGTAGGCCAGCATTTCCTTCTGAGCCCTGCGTGCTTTCTTTGCGGCCAGGTCTTTCTTGCTGATGTCTTTTGCCATTGTTGTTGAGTTGATTAAATAAAAACTGGTTTGAATTACCTTTGCATGTTTATAGTTTGGTCAGGGAGTTTTTGGTCTGTACTTCCTTTATCTCTGAGATGATTATTTCCATCCCTTGGAGATTTGCCCTCAATTTGAGATGGGCAACTGCATCCTCCTGAGAGATATTAGTGTATACAATTCTGTACCTTTCACCAGAATCTTTGTTTTCAAAAGTTATGGTTAAAATGTTTCCATTGGCCAAATCTTCTATGCGCTTCGCTAAAGATTTTACCTTACCTATTTTCAGGGTCTTATCTTTGATCAGAGCTTGCCTTTTACCAATAGACAGTCCAGGCATAGATAACCTTGTATCTATATCTTGAACCATTTTGGTTAGTTCTTTAATCCGATATATCAACCCTTTGACTGAGGAGTTAAATTGTCCCATTGAGGCCTTTGAATAGTAGTGTCATTTCCTATTTTCTGGGCATACTTATCAAGCAATTCCTCTGTTCTAGAGATAATATATTCTGTCATCATTCTATTTTCTTCAGATATATCTTTTTCTTCCTCTAGCAACAGCTGATATGATTGCAGCTGATTACATAATGCCAGATATATAATGCTATCATCGTCTTGCATATACCTATACAAAGTGGGGAGGCCCACCCTTAAACCTTTGGATGGCCTCCCCTGTATGACTCAAGTGTTGATGTACGTGGGAATATGTGCTTAGGACCTATTCCTCTTCGTCTTCATCCTCCTCGTCATCCTCGGCTTCGGCTGCTTTCCCTTTCTTGCCCATGCCTGGTACCTTTGGGACCAGCGTGCCGTGCTCTTTCTTGGACTTGACGGATACCCCCGGAATGGTGGCATTCGAGACGGCAATCACTTTGCCATCCTTGTCGGTTACGACCGAGGTGATGAGGACTCCGTACTTCCGGACGTTCATAGCGAAAGTTTTTGCAACGTTTCCACCGCCCAGGTCGATGATGTCGCACTGTTTGCTGTTCGGTCGCTGACCAGGTGCCCGATTCTTGAGTCGCTCTTTCATGGCCTCTCGTTTGGCCTTCTTCTCTTCTGCAGTAAGTTCTTTCTTACCGCCCTTTTTCGTTTCCTCTTTTGCAGCCTTTGCTTCTGCTGCCTTTTTCTTAGTTGCCATGTTATATTGAATTAGATGGTTTCTTTGATAAGGGAACTCCAGGCTTATTACCCTTGCCTATGGAGTTAGTTCTGGATTATTACCTGAAGCTCCCTTGGATTTGGTTATAGTCAGAAGGACCCTTACTTTTTCTTTTTCTTGGTGTCCTTCTTGGAAGCGGCCTTTGCCTTGGGCAGAGTGATGCCCAGCTCCTTGGCAACCGCCTTGCGGAGTTTCTCCACGTCATCCTCGTCGAATTCGTCGGGGTCAGTTTCGAGTTCTTTGTCGTCGCAGAGGTCTTCGAGAGCTTCGAAGTCCATGCCAGCCAGGTCTTCTGGGGTTACTTCGTCATCCTCTTCTTCGTCCTCATCGTCATCTTCGTCGTCTTCGTCTTCCTCATCGGAATCTTCGTCTTCCTCATCGGAATCTTCGTCTTCCTCATCGGAATCTTCGTCGTCTTCGTCGGAGTCTTCGTCGGAGTCTTCGTCCTCGTCATCTGAGTCCTCAGATTCCCCGCCGAAAATTTCCTCGGCATCTTCTGCCGAAATGGGAGTCAGGAGTGCATAGGAGCCGTCATCGTATTTGATGAGAATTACCCCGTTAGAAAGAACCTTACGTTCTACCTCTTTTGCTGCAGCTTTTTTCTTTGCCATAATTGAATTGATTAAAGGTGTTTGAAAAATGTTTGATTGATTATAGTTTCGTGATAAACTTTTGAGTGTATATCTCTCTATTTTCTTGGACTGCCATAGCTTTCAAGAATACGTTTTTATCCCTGATAGCTTCTACTTTCTGAGTGAATTCATTCTGATTTTTTACCTCAAACGGTTCACCTTCCTGAGTGTAGGTATCATCTACCGCATTATCATTTTCGGTATAATACCTTTTAACCCCCACTATGAGTTTTACTCCATCCCATGGGTTTTCGGGTTCCCTTTTATTTACTACTGTCATTTTGCATAACCGTTTTTATATGCTGTATAATAGATTCTCGTATATCCTTCTTGTCCTATCCCTGAAAATACTTCGCTTATAAATCTGTAGCCTTTTTTATTTGCTCTACAGTCATGAGCAAAGTGTTCAGGGTAGATATAGTGTTCTCCGCATACCTTTTGATTAGTTATTATATAGGCATACCATCCAGTTTTGGTTTTCATCCTGAACTGAGATATTGGTACAAATCCCTGGGTTAATAGTTCTTTGAGAATAAACTTCTGTTCAAGTCTTCTTCTCACCATTGGCATTCCACCCAACCTTCTTAATACTGCCTCTTGATATTCTGACCAATGTCTTTTAGTCCATCTTATGGAACTAATAGCAGAACGTTTGGTTATAGCCTTATATGCTAAGGCAACTTTCAATTGGTCCCAGGTTAAATCACTCTTCTTCGTAAAGAGCCTTCTTTCTCTTGGACTCAATCTCTTTAGCCTTCGATAGCTTAATAAGCTTTTCTGGAATAGGCTTGAGAACAGTTCTATATTCTTTTGTTCCATAATTAAACTTATCTACCAAGTTCAAAAAGTACTTTTCTTTCTGTTGAGAGCCGAGTCTCTTTTTCCGAGCAATTCTTTTCCCTAACTCCCTTTGGGCTGAAGACTTTGAGTTTCTGTATACCTCGGTTAACAGTATCTTAGATATCGGCTTTTTTCTTCTCCCAGCAATTAGTAGAGATTGACCTATAACAAACTTCTTCTCCAGTGCTGTTTTCCCTTTTATCCAATGTACTGCTTTCAGATTCTCTCTACCATAATAAGTTAAAAACCTTTTTCGAGCAGCCTTCAATGAATAGAATCCCTGTAATACTACTGCTGGTTCTCCTTTGTAGTTATAAGACCATGGATACCATTTATGAAGGTAAATCTTTAAGTCCCTTTCTTTGATAACTTTTCCGAATCTCCTGTGGTATTCTCTCCTCCTCTTCTTTTCCAAAAAGTATGCTCTTACATCGGGGGGCAGAGAATCCGGGTCTACTACTCCGTTAATCCAGGTAGCTTCTTTTAAGCATTCCCGGTATCTATCTAGAAAGCGTTTATTCCTTTCCCTATACTTATGAACCTTGATTTTTCCACAGAGTACTTTCCTTTGCCACTCTTGTTTTCTTCTTCGGCTTAATTTTATAATCTGAGGAGGTACCCATGGTATTCCCAATCTGTAACATGATTCCTCGAAGTCATCTGCATTCTTAAACCTATAGACTCGTGGCATATATCTCTACTCCTTCTTTTGTTTACGAAGTGCTGCCCGATACCATTGCTGAATAGATTTCTCCTTGGCATCTGGAAATCTCTTTTGCACTCTCCGGGTAATTCTATCAATTGACAACCCTTTGTAAGTTAATTCGAATACGTATGATTTCTTAGTTCCTTTCCAAAGACCATTATCATCTTTTTCTTTCTTAGGTTTTTTAGGTTTCTCCAACCCCTTTACCCTTTTTGTCTTCTTCTGTTTGGTGACTGCATCCTCACCGATGAATCCCAGATTAAGTTGATAATTCCTCATCGGGTCATCTTTAGGATATCCAGCAAGTTCTAATTGCTGGTCCATCCACTTATCGTATTCATCGATGAGAGCATTATCCGGCTTATTATCCGAATGATGAATCCATGATGCCAGTCCATTGTAATCAGCTGAACAAGCATCTGGGAAGGGCATACCAAGAGCAACTGCTCTTCTCTTCATGTCCTTGTAGGTCATATTCTCTAACCCACTTCCCATGACCTTAAGCTTTTCCCTGTTTAGCTTTAACGGTCTTTTGTCTTTTTTCTTACTTTTGCGCATATCTGTATAAGTATAAAATTTTATTTCTTATTTCCTAATGCAAATATAATCAAATTTCTCGAAGTTGCAAAATAATTGAATAAAAATTCTAAGAGTTTGATTTCAGAGTTCTTTTCCTGCGTAGTTTATAGGCTGTATCTAGAGTTTCACAGGTAAAGTCCATGTTATTTATTGATTTGTAATTAATAGCTTTCTGGATAACCTCCCTGTACTCCTTCCAAAACTTCAAGCCTCCTTTACTATCTACAGTTTTTTCAAAGTATTGAGTTGCCAATAATCCAAATGTGTCTGCAATAGTTTGGCTCTCAAAGATGTATATCCTTAAATCGGTTATAGCTTTGATTATATCATCCTCACGTTTGATTGGCATTACTCCATATCCTTCTTCAGGAAAAAGCTCTTCAGATACAATAGCTGTGAAATACCTTCTACTTGAGGGTCCATTTTTCCAGTATTCGGTTATCAACTGCCTTATCTTGAAGTCAGGTATTCGATGTAAGTAAGATAAATATACCTTGTCTTTTTTGGTAGACCTTCTCTTGTATGCAGTTGGAGCTTGCAATATCCTGGGCATTATCCTATAGTTATTCCACCTATCAAACTCAAGAATCAGAGCATAAAGGTCTTTGTCCCATTTATTCTCTGATTCCTTCAGCCTTTTCATATTCTTTATGATACGTGGATTGGTTATAGAAGTCAATAACCATGAAGAATCTCCTGAATGTATTTTAGCTTCTTCTTTAGGTAGCCTTTTAACTATAGCCCCGAATAAATAATCCCTAAACCTTGGCTCTATGGGAGATTGAGGATTTACTAGTGAAGGATGTAGTTCAAAGTAATCGGAGAATAATTTGAAGAACTTTTCAGCTCTGGCCTTTAGTTCTAAATACTTGTAGTGAGACATCTTGAGAATTTCTCCAGCTTCCCAAGTTGATAGACCCTTGCCTTGTATAAACATAAGGCTAGCCCTCTCTTGCTCAGTCAAACAGTCCCAAGCCAATTCTTGATGTCGTTCCATGTTAGTATTGTTTGTTCATAAGAATCTCTTCGGTACTACCGTCTGGAATTATAGATAAGTCAGTATCATAATCGGTTGAATACATTTTATACTCGTCTGATTCATGATATGCTGAATAAAGTACATTCTCCATTGGTACTTCTATCTCTAAACTACCATCCATTTCTGGGTATATCTTTACCAACATCTTTCTCGTATTTAGATTACTTTCGAGTATTATTGCTGGTATTCCCTCAAACGGATATCCCCTTAATACAACGTAATCTCCAATAGCAACACGAGTAATATCATTTACCGAGAATATCTTATTTGCTTTAGACATTCTGCGATATTTCTTTACTTCTTCTTTAGTTATGGTGGCTACCATTGAATAATCATCAAAGTCCTCGGCATTATCTACTCTAAGCCTTTTTCTTTTTGGTCTGTAGTCCAAAGACTTCATAAATGAAAGTATACCTGGGATGTCTCTCCTTAGTTTGTTTAAGTAGTATCGGTCAAAAGCTTTTTCTGGCTTCATCTTTATGAACCCATAGTTGAATAACAATGGTACATCTTCGTACTCATTCTTACCTTTCCTGGACTTCTTAAGTACGCTTATGGTTGGTACTATGGCTTTCACATGTTTATACCCCCTACATTTCAAATCAGAATTGATTCTCTTGTAGAATTTCCTGTCAAGCCTGAATATACAGTATACATAGGGGGTCTTCATATTATTTTAATAATTTACGAGCGTATTTGAATACGTCTGAATATGTTACCAATCGTTGAATTTCTTTGAACATATACACAGCTAAATGTACTTTCGGGGTTTTTATCTCCATTCGGGAAAGTTCTGAACAATTTTCCATAAGGAACGAATCTATTTCCCCAGCTTCCACAATAAAGAAAGCTTCACCTTTTGGCATAGAATTATACCGCATGATGAGTATGGGTATTTTTCCTGCACGTTTAGCATCCTTTGTAGCCTGTTCCCAAAAGGATATAATTTTACAGCTCTTAAGTCCCAGTAGTATATGTTCGAACTTAATATCCTGATAGTTTTTACATTCGATTGAGAATGGGAAGCGACGTGAGTGTTTCTCATCGGTGCATACTAAATCTCCCATGGCATCCTTAGCCTTTGCCCATCCTCCCGAACCCGGGGTTCTAGAGAATTTATATCCGGTCCAGGATTCCCAGGCCTTTGCTATAGTACGCTCGAACCTGCTTCCTTTGTTTCGACTGTTCTTTCTCATGTTTTGATGGTGTTTAATACCAATAGTCATTAGTGGTATTGTGAAAGGCCCCTTTCTCTGGTCACAGTAAGCACCTTGGCATTTGGAATTGGCAAGGATTCATGGTGTGATATGAGGTATAGGGTTTTATCCTTATAAACCCTACGTATGAGTCCTATCACAAGCTCTACATATTCAGAACTTATGTTCTCGAATACCTCGTCCAAAAAGGCAATATTTATACCCTTAGCTTGGGTCATCATCTCATTCATAGCAAAGGCCATAGCTAAACAGACCAATTGTTTCTGACCACCAGATAATTCCTCGTATGATACCTCTATACCATCCATGATTATCTGGGTATTGAAGTCCTTCTTAACTCCTTGTATATCTACATAGAATAGGATACTGAACCCAAGTACGTCTGAATATGATTCAAGTGTTTCATTCAGAATATCCATTGAACTCTCGAATAAGAAAGCTTTTATACCCCTGTTCCCAAGAGGGTCATCCATTACCCATTTGTAATTATCAACCTTTTCTTTCTGACTTTCCATCCTTTCTTCTATGGTTGATAATTTCTTGGTTAGGGTTGAAAACTGGGATTTATACTTGATTATTAAGCCCTTGTTAACTCCCACTTTCTTTTCTGATGACAGTCTTTTGATTTCTGATTCTACTTGTTCTATCTCTCTTTGTATCTTCTTTACTTCGTATTCCTTATCCCTAAGTTCTTCCAGTTCATCTCGATAATTGGATATTCTGTCAGATACCCTGGAATATTTACCTTGTAACCTTTCGATATCTCCAAAGGCTTTCTTTACCTCGATTAGGTGTTTCAAAGAGTTCTTAATATCACCCCTCTTCAGTAACTTTATTATTCCCTCAATAAACTCTTCTAGAGATACCTTAGTTTTCTTCCTAGCATCATTTATCTTATTGAGAATATCCCTTTGATTTTCCTTTGCCTCTGATAGCTTCTGTTCAATTCTGTTTTTCTGAGTTACTGTCTCCTTAAGCTCACTTGACTTTTTTGCCTTAGCTAGCAGTGATAATCTCTTCTCGAGAACCTTAACCTTTGAAGATATGTCGTCTTTTACCGTACTGGCTTGCTTCTTTAAGTCATCAACCATTCTTTGAATGGACTGCTTCTTACCTTCTAAGGTTCGATATCTTTGAGAGATGTCTTGATACTCCTTCAGGGCTTCTGTATAGTAGCCCTTAGCAATATCTCTAGCTTTAGATATATATTCTAACTCAAAAATCTCCTCAAACAGTTCTTTCTTGTCAGAGGAAGATTCCTGTATCAGTCTTTTCATGCCTTGACCGAAAAGTACTGAGTTCATAAAAAGGCTATACGACATACCCAAATCAGCGATTATAAGCGCCTGTATCTCCCCCTTACTTTTCTCTTGTACTTCAACAGCATCTATCTCATAGATAAGTCTATCTTTGCCCTTGGCTCCATTTACTTCACCCTTATATTTAAGACATCTGGTTATCTTATGAGTCCTACCATTCTTACCGAAGTATAATTCTACCTTGGTTCCTTGATAAGACTTTGGTCTGTATTTCTCCCAGGTATTCACATCTGACTTACCTTTTAGATTCTTACCATAAGCACCCCAAACTAAAGCGGATAAGATGGTAGTCTTACCTTCTCCAGTTGCCCCCCTAATTACGGTTATCCCCTTTGAGCTTAAGTTTAGTTCCAAACGAGATATAGAACAGAAGCCCTCTATTATAATATTACCGAATTGTATCATTCTGCTTCCTTGATTACTTTTAATAATGTGGCCTTTTTATTTTGGTCTTTTATACCTTTTGCCCTCATATATCTCCTTACCATTGTTTTCTTAGTAAGTTCACGGGTTATTTGCGGGGTATCTTCCACCGCCATAATCCGAGACTTGCTAGAAATGACAGTATAATAATTGCCATCATCCTTAATTTCATCTTCTGATGATACATCCACAAATTTAGGAAAGCCTTTGAATGGCTTGAATTCCATTGATAAGTCTTCATATATCTTCCAATATCCAAGTTTACAATTACGATCTGTTCTCCTCTGTTGTAAGGGAGCTCCTACCATGTATACCTTTTTACCCAGCCTTTGAGGTTTATGAATGTGACCTATCAATACTAATTTGAACTTAGAGAGTAGATTCACATTCAAATTTTCTACAGTTCCAACTTCAGTATTGTCTGTATCTTTAGCTCCGGGATAGTCAGTATGTAATAACAAAATTGTTGGCTTTATCATTGCTTCTTTCATCTTGGCTTTTATTAGGCCATCTAATCCTTTGTTGTGGTCTAAGTAAGGAATACCTACTACTCTGAACTTATCAAACTCATGGTAAGAAAAGTCCAGATTATGTAAGAATGAATATCTACAGCATAGATTTGCCCAGTGTGAGGGAGATTTACTGGTTATTGAATTACTTTTCTGCATATCATGGTTCCCGGATATACCATATATGTTAAATTCCTCACACCTATTTAACTCTTCGAAATGTTCGATTATAATTTCATCAAGCGAAGTACTTATATATTCTGGACGGTGCATAAAATCTCCGCAAAAGAATGCCGGACATTTATACTTGATACATAAGTCCTTAATCAAATAGAGGACCCTTATATGATTCAGGGTCCTCTTGTTATCTTCATTGAACTTAGAATATTCCCCTAAGTGCAAATCAGAAAATGCTATACCTATTACCTTCATAGGTTAAGAAATTTCTTTATTAGGTGTTTTCTCTTTTCGTAGTTCATTTCATCCAAAATGAGAACCTTTACCTTGTAACCCATAATATCCAAAGTACCCGTATTCGGTATATCATTTATATACTGTACAATATTTGAATCAGGTTTATACCCCCACAGATCAAGTATACCATACATTACTTGTGATACCTGGAATTGATAGTACTTTGACAATACTCGTTTACCGTTATCTTCTGTTACCCATTCATTAAAGAAGCTTGATGAGAAAGGTATGAAGATTAAATGAGTACATTGTTGACCTAATAACATACGACATAAGTCTACTGCATGATCTAAGTCACATTCTGCTAATCTATGAGATAGCTTATTGATAAAGTATGCTGCCGAATCAAAATATGACCTATCCGTTACAAAGCTATCTTCTCCTCTAAAAGCTTTGTTACGAAGGTTAAGTACCTGCATATCTTGCATAAATACAGTCTTCGCATCTTGCTGAATCATGTCAGCATGTGGCATGTCTTTGGTTTCTGGTACCAAATCAGAGTATGACCCAGATATGAAAGGTATCTTTAACATATCTGCTACTTCTTTGGCAATTGTTGTTTTTCCAACTCCTGAAACACCAGTGAACATTATTTGATATTTCCTACCGTTGTACATAATGTTGTAGTTTTTTGAAAGGTTCCAAAAAATCGGGTATCTTGAAAGACCTAAGGTTAAACTTATCTAATACCATGAATAACCTATCTTTCCTTATATTATTAGTACATCCTTTTACCCAAGGGACTTTCTTGATAGGGTGAAGAGTTAATGCAGTTCTCAAGTCTATAAGAGGCTTGTTCTTCTTGTATAATTCTTCTAGCTGGTCTCTTTCAATGCCCTTGAATTCTGCTCCTTTTGCATCTATGAAGTCTGCTATGCTCCCATATTGTTTCAGGAAAGCTTTAGTCTTCACTTCTCCCATACCATAATAACCGGGTATATCATCCGATTTATCTCCATTAAGTATTAGGTAGTCAACGCATTCCTCAGCAGAGTAACCCATTATATCCTTACAGGTTTGACTAAGAATTAGAGTATCTTTGTTAGGATTGAATATCTTGACTCTTTTGTCGAGTAATTGACAGAAGTCTTTGTCAGAGGATATTATGAGAGATTTACCTGGGTGGTTTATTGCCAACCAAGCAATGTAGTCATCAGATTCATATCCCAAGCCTTTTCTATCGATAATCATCTGAACTCCGAGTAACCTTAGAATCCTTCTCAACAGTGATAGCTGTTTATTGAAATCTTCATAATCCATACTTATCTTACTCCTATGTGCTTTGTAACCTTCTAGTAGACCATTACGGAAATTAGACTCTTTACTCTGATGGGTATCGAATGTAATTACTACGTGGCTTGGTTTGAAACGAGTTAGGTATGAACCAAGTATTCTTAAGAACCCATACACCAATCCGGTACCAGCTCCATTATTGGCTTTTAAGTTCTTAAACTTATGATATGAACGGTGAGCAAGGTTACTCCCATCCACTACCATAAGCATCCTCGGTTTTCTACCCCTCATCCGGTATGTATTCTTCTTCTTCTGCATCTTCAGATCCTATTTGAGATTCATAGTCTAAGTCTGCATCAACAGGGAACATGTTTCGTGTTATCTTCTTTAGCTTTCGCTTAGTTGTTCCTATGGTGTTTATTCCGGCAGCCTTTAATAATTTTTTCCTTAACTCACCATCCTCCTCTATTAACCTGTGGAAAGCATCTTCTCCTCGGCATAGTTTCTTTCCTTCGAACATATATGTTCCACCACTTAGCTTCTCTATTACTCCAGCATCTTCCAGGGACTCTTCTAACCAGAAGTATCTATCAAAACCAACTTCATGATATTTAGGATTGAAATATATAGGAGCTTTGGATATAGTTTCACGAGGAGGAGATACCTTATTCTTTTTCATCTGAACAGTCACGTATTTACCTGCTCGTCTTTCCTTGCCTTTATACTTAATCTTGAGAGTTTTACCCGAGTAGAATGCTAATCGTATTGAAGCATAGAACTTGAGTGCTGCCCCACCTGGAGTTGTACTTGTATCTTGACCGAATCCGGCTCCCAGTTTACTACGTAATTGATTTATACATACCATTGTTACTCCGAGTCGATAGAATAATTCGTTCCTTATTCGGAACATTTTATATATCTGCTTGGCTCGGTTTCCCATCTCAGCTTTACCATCAGCCATCTTAGCATCTATGGCTTCTATTGAATCAAGAGCTGCTATTGAGTCTATCACAACTATGATAGGCTCATTATTGGTTAACTTAGACCTCCAGTATATTGCTAAGTCTGCTATAGCATCAGATATGGTTTCTATCCTGGTGTCATTTAATACTGTTACTCGTTCAGGGTCTAGACCATTTTCCTCTGCCCAGGAGTTCATCCATGCCTGTTCAGCATCTACCCAAATCACATGACCTCCTAATTGCTGAGTTGCATAAGCAAAGTTATAGGCTATAAGAGATTTACCTGAAGACTCCTCGCCCATAATCTCTATAATCTTACCAAATGGTACACCCCCACCCATCTGATAATTGAGAGCAAAGAATGTGGATGGAATCCATAATCCGTGATGATTTATGGTACTGGCCTTTAATTGGAGAGATGACCCATATTTCTTGAGTATCTCATTTTGTGTGGGTATCTTAAACTTCTTACCTCCGGATTTACCAGTGGCTTTGGTTTTCCTTGCCATACTTGATTATTTATTAAAGATGAAAAAGTGGGATATAAAACTATACCCCACTCCTACTTTAGGTATATATCTAGAGATTTTAGATATCGCCCTTATATTTCTTCTTTTTATTGGCTAAACCCTTTCTTTTATTACCCGATTTTTTCTTTGGCATATCATCTTCATCGTCTTCATCCCCCTCGTTAAGGAATGAAGCCAACTTCTCTTCGAGTTCTTCGTAAGGAAGGATATTTGCCCGTATTGCTTTCTCCAGGTCTACCTCTCCCCTATACTTCTTGTCCAGCTTGGTCTTCTGGCAAGGTGATACCGAATAACTGGTGTTATTCTTGCCAGTACCGGTACGAGTAATTTTGATATCGTACCCCTCTACTGGGTCGGTCATATCACCCCAGTCCTCTTCATCGAGGTAAAGGTCGATAATATCCTGATATACCGAGCGTGGTACCATCATCGGTTTATCAACCCTATCTGGGTCAATCTCTTTACCCTTAGTATCTTTGTACCCAAGTACCCCTATGATATACTTTCTATTTGGTACCAGTTTCGAGGCCAATGCCTTATCATCGGGGTCGTCAGAGTTCTTAAGCTCCTGGAACTTATCCATGAAAGGACATGGCTCATCGAAAGTTGCCGGAGATATAATACCTCCCTCTTTGGGTCCAAGATAGAATTGGACAATCTCGATTCCCAATTCCTCATCTGCACCTCTGGACTTAATACGTACTCGGGTAGTTCCCTCTTTCGGATAGATTATTCCACCACCCCCACTACGCTTTTCCAGGTCCTTCTTCCTGGCAAGCATCTTTTCTCGGGTAGTCATTACACTGCCCTTTTTCTTGGTTGTTTTTTCCTTTTTCATGGCTTTATTTATTGGTTTCGATATAAAGTATCTCGTTCAGAGATAATATAGTTGTTACTTGATTGGGAAGGTCTACTACATCTAGTTCTTTACCAGCATACAGACCGTATGTAACTACTGCTCCAACCTGAAGACCGGGATATTCTTCCTGCTGTTCATCAGTTATGGGTCCTACCTGAATTACTACACCTTTGCGTGGTACTGTGTCCTTATCGTGTTCCTGAGGGATATAAAGTCCTCCTTTTGTTTTGGTATCTGCCGTTACTATCGGAGATATTATAAGTACCCGACTTCCTGTAGGAGTTCCCAAACCTTTCAGTTTACCATTCAACTCCTTTGCTTCTTTGACCGAAATAAGGTCTAACTCAATTCTTGACATATTTACTGTTGTTTACGTAAGTTTGCTGATACAGTTCTTAAAATATTCTCTCGTGATTCGTAAGCTTTACATATACTTATCATTTTACTCGCATTGTACTCAGCCTTCATATATCTTTTCAATGCTCCCTGATAAGCTTGGTTGTTCTCTGCTTTATGAGCTGCTGCGTCATTGTTTACATTACCCGATTCTTTATAGTAAAGCCATGCCTTACTATAAGCCTGATCTTTTGCCTTTTCAAGTTTATCCCTTTTATATATAAGCCTATCCCTTACCATCACCAATAGAGCATAATTAGATGGACTTCTACGTAAAGACTGATTGACCAGGTTCTCATCAATCATGAGTTCCTGGTCTAAATCAATCTCATAGGTTTTCCCTTGAAATAGAATCTTTAGTGTGTTTTTCTTAATCTGGGATAGACGTACTATCTTTTGCCTTTTTTCCATATAACACCTCTTTCACTGAAGTATTTATACATGGTCATAATGCTTATTCCATATTTGACCTTTATCTGTAGGTTACTCATACCACTCTCATAATCTTCTATCATCTTATTTATAGACTCCTCACTCAACTTAGGGCTTGGTATATTAAATCTACCGTCTCTTATACATTGTTGAGTATTCTCTTGGTTAGTACACCAATATAGATTTTCTACTTTATTATTTTCTCTATTATTATCCTTATGACCCACACACGGTTTATTATCTGGGTTTGGAATGTAGATTAAAGCTACCAACCTATGTATATTAAACGTATACTTAATCCCCTTATTATTTCTTAGGCTTACTATCAAGTAACCATTGTTCTTCTTTCTCTTAGCCATTTTCCTCCAAGTAACTCTATCTCTATACTTAGAGTACACATTACCTTCTCGAGTAACATGGTAACAATCAAAATATGGTATATTACCTTTCATACATTCTCTTCCTAAACTCTCTCTTATTTTTCTCTATCTCTTCTGGATATAACTTAGGATAATCTTCTATTTCAATACCTTTGAACTTACGATGTTCCTCTAAGTACTCATCAGGATTAAAATCTGGTTCAAGCATTTTCCTATAATCATATCCAGGAATAAAAGGTAGTTCCTCTGCCATAGAACGCCCGATAACGAAGTCCATTGACATACTTACGTCGTCTATCTGGAAGTTGAAGTATTCTTTAGTATTTGGGTTACGGCAAGTTTCCCAAATCTCGTATACTACCCAGGTATTTATATATTCGGGACTTACCAAGTAATAGGTAGCATCATGAACATTACAAGTCTCTTGCATAAATGGTAACTTACCTTGCCTCATTTTCCAATAGTTTAGGATTGAAGCGAATAAGTTCATATCTGATGCAGCGGATTGACATGGCATATTAACTGATAATCGTACTGCGTATGCAGCTTCTTGCTCATTATCAGAATATACTTGAGGTAACCTTCTTTTCCTGCCAAACAAAGATTTAATATATCCATGTCTTACCAATACTTTCTCCTGGTTAATCATGAACTTCTTAATCTTCGGATGTTCTTGGAAGAACTCATTCAACTGTTGTTGAGCTTCATCAGGGGTTACGATAATACCAGCTTTCGGGTCAGATAGTTTAACTGCAAGCAGTTTCTTCTGAATACCATAAATAATACCAAAACATATCTGCTTTGCCTGTTTCCTTCGATTTTTCCAAAGCTTGTAATCAGGGTGTTGTTCATCGCTGTAAGCTTTGTTTGCTTCATCGTATGATACTCCATACTTGTTTGCTGCAATAGCAAGGTGAGGGTCCTGACCCTTAGCAAATGCCTCAAGATAAGTCTCATCTCCTGAAAGGTGAGCCATGATTCTTAACTCAGCTTGTGAGTAGTCAAGTGCCATATATAGTTTACCATTAGGAGCTACTAACTGTTTCTTGATATTAGCATCCACAGAAGTCTTGGGTATCTGCTGAAGGTTTGGTTCAGAACTACTTAATCGTCCCGAAGTAGTACCAATGATTTTGAATTGACCATGAATCCTATCATCGTCCTGTACCTTATCATGCCATCCCTCGATGTATGTTGTATACATTTTCTTTAACCCTCTTAATTCGAGAAGATTATCCAGGAAAATTGCTTTGGGATTTTCTGGATTTTTAACCGTTAGTCGAAGTTCTACCAATGTATCTTCATCGGTACTCGGCTTATCAGTATCACGATTAGTTTTCTTATCCTTGGTATATTTTATGATAGGGAATTTGAACCCCTTTTCGGAATACAACAGTAGAGGTAAATCAATTGTACTTCCCAAGTTTACTTCTCGGGTTAATTCCAATTCTTTTTTAGTGGTGAATACACCAGCTCGTATATTGGATATTTTTTGCTCCCTGCTTGCTATTTTCCGTGCATCCTTGGGGCTATTATAATCCAGATTTTCAAGTTCACTTTCAATAGATGCAAGGTACTTGCTTATTCTTTCTTGGACAAGCCATCTAGAGAATTTTTTCACTCGTGGAAGATTCAAGCAATTAGAAGTTGCTTGTTCAATTTTTGGCTTGTAAGATTCAAGCAATTCCTGATTGAATTTCCTATCGAGGTATAATCCGGTTTTTTCAGCATGCTGCAATACCCTAGAAGCTGGCATAATCAAATGCCTAAATAAGGGGTACATGCCAATCTCTATTAGCTTACTTTCAAAGAACATAGCTAACCTAAGAGTATAATCGGTATCCTGACAACCATACTTGCATAAGGGTTCCAATGGTTTCTTATCCCAAGGTATCTTGTCGAACTTCTCTGCCTTCTCGTAGTCGCCATGCTCTGGTAGATACCTTCTAACCATTGATTTCAGGTCATTAGGTTTCTCTTCATTTAGAAGATACTTCATAAGCATTCCATCCAGAACAGTACCTCTAACATATATCCCATATAACTCGAATATCTGAAGGTCAAACTTCAGATTCCATCCCACTTTAGTTACATTGGGATTCTCAACCACCTTTCTACCAAAATACTTTAACCAACGTTTCCAATTAGGGTTTTCATATTCATGGTGACATAAAGGTATTGATACACCAGAACCAACTTGAAAGGTTATGGATAAGATTGTTGGTTTAAAGGTTTTATTATAAATACCTTCGGCATTTGTCTCGAAGTCTACAGAAGCTATGCCTGTTTTCAAACAAGCTTTCACAAGCCGTTTGACTTGTGAGAAACTTTTGATTATGTCATATCTTGACTCCATGTTTATTCTTATTATATGCAGTATAGAATAGATCTTTACATGACCATAAGTCTGACGTATTCTTTACTACTTGAAAGATACCATTCTTTACTCTTTTTATATACCCTGATCTACAAAGAAGACAGCATAACCAATATAAATATGCTGTCTTAGCTCCTGTACTCTGTAAGTAAGTATATCTAAATGTCTGACCAACTTCTTTATTTTGTAGAAGTTTTATCAAATTAGATATAATGTCTCCCTTCATAAGAATTATAAAATTATGTACTCGGAGCGGGAATCGAACCCGCAAGGTCAATGACCGTCAGAGCTTAAATCTGATGAGTTTACCTATTTCTCCATCCGAGCAATAAAAATGAGGAGTTATCAGTACTCCTCTAAACTGGCCGCTGACAAGATATTACCTCTAGAAAGATATCTTACCATTACAGTATCAATTAAGCATCTTATACTTTATACTTATTTAGGTGTTTTTCTTAAAGGGAGATACTTACCTTTAGTAATATGATTGATCAGTTCATATTCTCACCCAAATATACCCTCTGCTTTTCAAGGGTAGTACGGAAGACAGGATTCGAACCTGCGATCCCTTGCTCCCAAAGCAAGTACACTAACCGGACTGTGCTACTTCCGTAAATTAGGTACCAGTCTATATCCCTACCGTCCAGTACCTGGGAATGAATCAGGACTCGTTGTCCACAGCGCAAAGTAAAGATTCATAAGTGGACCCAGAGGGGATTGAACCCACGATCTTCTGATTATGAGTCAGCTGCTCTTACCAACTGAGCTATGGGTCCAGGTGAAGGTAACGGCTTTACTACTAATCTCGGCTTGACAGAAAAGAAACTAAGTTCAACCACCGTTACCTTCTTTGTTACCTTAATTCTGTCTGGATAGAAGTTTTGAGTTTTACCCAGTCCTTTTTATAACTATGCAAACTATCAATAGTATGATAGAGATAACCAGGTTTGGTACCCACTTCTCTAGCTACGTATTCCATGAGTTTCCATGCCAAGTATACATCATTTCCAAAGTGAGTTACAAAATCTGATGATCTTTGGTGATAGCAAATATTTAATTGCTTTTCACCTCGGGCATTCTCCCGTATTAGGAAGTCGTAGTACATTGAACATGGGATGCGCATCTTACCATCCAGGCTTTCAGCATCTGAATATTCTACCTGCCCATCTTCACCATAGATATTAAGTATGGCTTTACGAGTATCGTTATCATCCTTGAGCAGACCTATAACAGCCTGTAACTTGGTCATTACAATCCCATTATACCTTACTACCTCATTCATTCTCTCAGAATAGGTGTAGTCGAAGTACTTACCATCTACCAGGAACTCTTCCCATATTTCGGGACGCAATTTCCATGCTTCACCCGGGTTAATTTGTCCCGGGTGTATTCTTTCCTGGAACTCAGCCTCTGCCCAATCTTTAGATTTGGTGAATACAAATAAAGGGGCCGGGTCTTCCAGGTGAGTCAAACAGTATTGCTCGCATATAAGTTCTTTGGTAATGAAGTCATCTTTACCTTCGATAACTTTATTCTGATAGGTACGGGGTTTTACCTCATTACCCATCTCATACAAATTTCTTGCCGTCTCAGACATCAATTCGTAAGGATTTGAATATATTCTCATATCATCTTTGTTTGAATAGTTTTACACAATTCCCAATAGTTACTCTACTAACGTTATATCTATATCTCCTCCGAGTTTACTGGTGTAAGGAGATTTCTTTACCTCTATTTTCATTGCATTGGTATTTGCAATTCAATAGACTTCCCTATCTTAGAATGGTAGCCAGTCTTCACTACCGAGTGTACAATCCTTTGCCAGTGTTTTGGGATATTTGAATAATTCGGGTCTGAGTACTTTCAATGCTCTTTTATGTACCTTATACTTTATCTTGTCAGGGTCTACTTTAAGTAGATACTTCAACCTATCATACCAATTACCATCATATATACCAAGCTTATCACTAAGCTTTAATAGGTCTTCATGAGCATGATACATTAGTAATACAGTATCATCGTTGAATATCTGACTGAAGTGTATTGATACATGGAATTTCTGTCCGATAGGGAATAAGTATTCCCCTATCCTTTGAATCAGTAATAGGTCACAGATAAGTCTTTTGGTTACCTCTGATGCCCTCATGAATACCGTTATCATAGGGTAATCCATACCTGCTTTCTTTGATACAGTTAGAGACAACAAGCAATTCTTGCCATGAGCATGCTTATTATCAAACTGATAGCCTATGTTGAATATCTTCCTTGAGTTTAAGGCTTTTACTACTTCCTGCCTTAAATCAATTATACCGTTTTCATTCACATAATTTGCTACCAAAGACTTCCACTTAGCTGAAGTGTAATTGAAATGCCTGCCGAAATCGAATTCAGGATCTACCAGAGGTTCTTTAATATAGATGACTAAATCATTTAAGTATTGTGCTTTACCAATTCTTTCAATATCCAAACCGGGAGTATTGAAAAGGAATAATCTGTTAAGTCCCTCCCAAGCTTTCATACTTGTTTTGAACTGCAACAGGTTATTCTTTAACTTGAACTTACTCATCGGCTTCAGGAGTTAATTCACCGTCTTCCATATCATCTTCCTCTGAAGAAGAGAATGATATTAACTTCTTCCTTTTCTTTTCCCCACTTTCCTCAAGCTTTAGTTTGAGACCATACTTTTCTGTAAACTTTAAGTAGGTCTTTTTTATCATATTACGCTTGAGGATAGATGGGCATACCTCGGGTAATGGGATACCATCCCAATCTCCAATTTCTAAGGCCGAGGCTAACATAGATTTCTGTTTATACCCCAAATCTCTCCTTAATACCTTGAAAGCTCTGAAACTGTTACCATAGGTTTTATAACCTGCTTCATCACTTGTCATAAGTTTTTTGAGAGATTTACGTATCTTCTTTCTACGTACCTCATCACTACAGTTCTCTTTCAATAACTCCTTTATGTCCTTGCGATTCTGATATAACAGTATGGTAGTATCATTTGCCCAAGCCGCTTTGATAACCAACTTTAACGAGAAGTTATCATGGCCATATATATACTGACCCATACGACAGAATAACAGTATATCTATTGGTAACCTTGTAACTATCTCTGAAGAACGTAGTATTACAGTTATCTCGGGGTTTTCCACTCCAATCTTACGAGAGAATATACCACCAACTAAGCAACCTTTGCCACTACCATGATTGTCAGCAAAATGGAACCCAATGTGATAATTCCTGTTTACTGTCTTATTCTCTTCTAACTTCCTTATCATCAGTTTAGCCTGGTCAAGCACATCCAAATCAAGGTAGTTAGTAATCAGCCCAGTCCACTTGGTCATGGTATAACCAAACATCTTACCGAAGTCGAAGTCTGGGTCGAATTTAGCCTCAGCTATTTCTACCATCAAGTCGTATGTAAAAAGAGAATCGGTTAAGTTATAACCAATTCCTTCACAAAACCAGTCGGGTTTCTTGATTAAGAAATTTTCCAGTATCTTTTCCCAAGCTTCTATTGGGTTCTTAGCTTTTACCAAATTCATAGTTTCTTAGAAATTTACTAATAGCTGTTTGATGTAACCCTAATCTCTCAGCTATAGCCGATTGTGATAATTTATCCTCGTATCTTAACTTTATAATATCATCTCTTAAGAATACCGTTTTTCCCCTCTTTAGAGATTTTAGGGTATTTGAAATTTTTAACTTTGTGTCTTCTCTTACCTTTCTACCTTTGTTAGCTATGGAGATTAATCTCTTTGTTTCGCTGCTTCTTGGTATACCATAAAAAGGGCTTAGCTTACCCCTTTTACCATACATGGGATTTTCTTTTCCTCTCTTAGCAAATTGTGTAAATCTATTTTCCCTAACTGCCTGTTGAATATTCATTTTCGGGGTTCCCCAGTATAAATTACTTACTCTATTATTCCGTGGATTATTATCTTTATGACATACTATGGGATAGTTGTGAGGATTTGGTATGTAAGCCATAGCTACTAATCTTGATGCTTTAAACCATCGACTTGTACTTGTATCTATACCCCAAGAATGTTTCTTATTCCCCAATAAGTCAGTATTTATCCTCTTGTATAACCTATACTGTAACCTATTATTACATAATTCACCTCTAATTCGTATCCATTTACCTCTCTTATTACTGTATAGCCTGCCACTCTTACTAATATAATAGCATGGCCAACCATCTATATTACTAACTTTCATATTCTATAATACTGTTGTCAATAATTAATGGTAAATTTAGTAATATCAGGTTGGCCATGTATCTAACTAATATAGTGACTTCTGCCGAAATTTATTGATACGGTTCTTCTTGAAATAGATGTAAAATACATCATCTGAACCCATACCTATCCATCCCAAATACCCACAGAAATAAATAAAAGCCTTTACCAACTCGGACTGATACTTTAACTCCTGAGTCATTACCTGGGATTGCTTCCATGGTTTATTCTTCAGGAAGTTACGAGCAATGTTCAGATGATGGGTTATCTTCCATAACAGGTATGGGTAGTTTACTGAGTACTCTACATGATTGAAGTATCTACCTCCCTCGAGTAACTTTGTGTTATAGTCCAGATGTGTTTCTGAATCCATGTTCTCGTACCACTTGATAAGGTCTGTTGCATTGTTGTGGAAGATAACACCGATATCTCCCTTGTCCATTATCCACATTACCCCGAGATTCATGGCTGTACGCAGGATATCTTCATAGTTCTTGTTGAGAGAATCTACTACTGATTGAGGACAACGATTATCCTTTACCCACTTCACCATGTATGCCATAATATCATCGGGTTGGATATTGGCATATATCAAAAGTTCGATAAAGAAGTGGATAGCATCTGCATTCTCTTCATTAGCATTCTGTAAGTGATTGAGTATCTCCGTATACTCTATACAATCACCTTGGGTTTGTACCAATTTTGAATGGTTGGCCTCGAATAAGTCCATTACATTTTCGAATGACTCATAGCCTTCTGATAACTCCTCGATAACCCTTGCAGTAAAGTCCTTTAACAAGGTTTGAGAAGCCTTTGTATTGATGTCTACCGGATACTGTGGTAGCCCCTCTATGCCTATATACCCAGACAAGAGGTTCTTTTGCATTTGATATATCTCTTCTAGATACTTGTGTTCGGGAATAATTCCCGGTTCTTCCTTTATATCACGTGAATCCAAAGCTGGTATTTTTTAGATTAAACCTTGGTTAATTGTTCTTCGTATAGTTTCTTCGCATACATTAGGAAAGTACTTGTTACGTATTTCTCTAGCACTTATTCCTTTTACATGTAACTCTTTTATCTTTACCCTATCCTCATGTTTTAATTTAGCGTTGGGATTTTTACTACCTCTCAATCCATAGCATGGATTGTTTTTACCTATAAGTCTTGGTAATTTACAATTTACAATAGCTAAATACCTATTCTCTTTATGGGTCCCCCACTTCAAGTTACTTACGATATTATTTAATGGATTATCGTCCAAGTGCATTACTATAGGTAAGTTATTAGGATTAGGTATATAAGCTTCAGCTACCAATCTATGTATCTTGACATTTTTACTTATACTACCGTTATGTAACTTACATCTCAAATACCTATGATGGTGATAAACTTTTAGTAACTTACCATACCTATATAACTTTCCCTCTTTAGTAATGTGATAACCTGGGAATCCCCTTATATTATCATCCATGGTCTTACTTGTTATCGTGTGCTCCGAATCCTTTGTCTCCTCTTGTACCCCAGTTCTTTGCCTTCTCTTCGTACTCTTCATTGGTAATTTCTACCGGAGTTGAAAGTATGATGGGAACGTGTACGAATTGCATTATTTTCTTACCTTGGTTCAGAGGAATACAAACCTCTTCGGGTGAACCGTTATGAATACCTATGTGCATTTCCCCAGTATAAGGGCTATCCACTATCTCGGCAGTGAACGACAAACCCTCTTTAATTGCAATCCCAGATTTATTTGCTGCCATGAGCATGGACTCTTTTGGATTGATAAGTACCTTTATACCAGAAGGGATGAGAAGTCTTCCACCTGGCTTAATTACCACATGTACATCATCAGTACCCAACCCATTTAGTTTGATGTAACCTTTACCTAACATCTTCCGATTGATACCGGAAAAGTCATCCTTACCTTTCTCCCCAACCTTAAGAATATCTTGGTCGGATAACTGAGGAATGTAGAAATCAAGCCCTGCATCCCCCTCATTTGCTCGGTTAGGGGATTTAACCTCTCGAATCTTTGTGAACTCTAATTGTACCATGTTATTTACTGTTGAATTTACGATAAATGTCTCTTGCTTCCTTTCGGGATAACTCGAACTTACTCTGAAGCTTATCGAGTATTTCCTTCTTACCCAGTTTTTCTCTTACCAATTTACGGTAGTACTTTTTACAACCTTCTATATCTACCAAAGGTTCCAAATCCTTGAACTGGGTTTCTGCTTCCAGCTCTTTACGAGTCTTACCCATAAGAGCTGTGAACTTAATACAACAGAGTTCGGAATCTCCGCACATCTTACATTCCTTGGTTGAAAGGTCATAGTGTTTACCGAAACAGGGATCTTGTCCTGAACCAAGTTTGGTGATGTCTATAGGTTCAAGAATATCCCCAGTCTCTAACTCCTTTCTTACTTCCTTAAGTTTGTCTTTCTTTTTCTTCGCCATATATTTGATAGTTTGATATCAAGTGATAGTTAATAGGTATTTCAGTGTCATTGATGTAGAATAGTATATGCACTAACTTTCTGGTTCACCATTATACGTGCGTGCGCATTTAAGCTTTAGCTTAAGTTAATACTTACTAAGTAAGTTAAGTATAAGTTTATATAGCTTTAGCTATATAAACCTCTATTAGTATTTAGTATACTAAATACTAATAGAGTTATAAGTGTGGGTATATACGTGCGCATATATGCGTATTACCCTTCCACTCTGATTACCTTTAATTTTTCTTTCTGATAATACATTCGTCTATGGTTACCATGTCTCTTTAGATAATTACCCGGGAATTGAAGATCGTCAAGATAGGCTTTTTTCTTGTTCATGTGAGTTCGTGCAAGACGTCCCAATATCTGTATGGATTTTTCATTAGAATCCATTGATGCAGTATTCTGCAGATATTTTAATTCAGGGAAGTTTTGACCTCTAGAAATAATCGTGGTAGCTATTAGTATATCGATTTTACCTTCTCTAAAAGCTTGTAGAATTTCATCACGCCCTTTGGTATTATGATGTACATATTGTATGTTGTATTGATTCCCGAGATGTTTAACATAATACCGGTAAAGATTTTCACAATGACCTATAAACTTACATACTATCAAAGCTGGTAATCTCTTTCTACCAATGTTATACTTGGTACGATCGAGGGATAGTTTCCAAGCTTTAACATTATCTGATATCACTTCCTTGTATTCTGTTGGGTAATCCACATCTTTAGAGTACTTAAAGGGAGCATATACCAACTTGCAAGTAATAGGGGTAGAATACCCTTTCTCTATCATATCACTTAATTTTATCTGGTTAACCTTATCACCAATAAATGACATGATATTCAGGTTATGTATTAACTTCTTCTTCTGATTACTCATGTAGATGGTACCACTCAAACCTACTCGTATTCTAGAGTTATACAGATGTTGTATTACTGTTTTATATGTTTTATTATCTATCACGTCAGCCTCATCTATAAGTACCATATCTATTTCTGATAAGAATTTTTGGTACCTACTTATATTTGAGGCAAGAGACTGTACCATGCACACATTAAAGTTACCCCAGTCATTGCACTTACTTCCCTGTATGAATGCAACCTTTTCACCGGGTAACAGTTCTGGAATCTCTTTTTTGAACTGCTTAAATAAGTCTGCACTGTTCAACAACAATACAGTTTTCAATTTCCTCTTGAAAGCCTGGTGTAATCCACAGAACACCAAAGTCTTTCCGAAATTAACTGCCAAATCAGATGCACAGATAAGAAAAGGAGTATCTCCAACTCGATTATTTAGAATCTTTTCTAGAGCTTCTTTTTGTACTTCCCGTAATTCTTTATCTCCAAGTATTGTTGGAATTACTGGTTTAACTCCTAACTGGGGTCTATTATCTATGATTTTAACCTCCTGTCCCGTTTTAAGGCATTCATTGTAAATCCTATTTAGAAGACCTATTTTGAATTGCCCATAATCAGAGATATATTTTACGTAACCATCCCAGTTCTTTGCCCTGCTATACATCATTATATGCCAAGCGTCCGGATGCTTAATCCGGAACATTTCATACAACTTATTTGTGAACTTAGCAGGGCCAGATAATTCACAAACATTGCAGTTCTTTATGGTTATAGTTATCATACCTTATTTCTTGAAAGCATCCCAATCTACATGTTCCGATTTAGGCCGAGATACTATATTAAATCTTGCCATATAATTAATAACTCTTTGTCTAGCCTTGTCATTCGATAAATCTTCTATCTTAGGTATTCCATTACAGAATTCTAAAGCATAGAACTGAGCTTGAACAAAGGTTTCATAGTCAACTCCAACTTCATCAGCTAATTTTCTTGCTCTTACAAACCATACATACTCTTGAGGGTTTTTATCGTAAGTATTGTTAATCCCTATTCTGTCAAGAATCTCTTTAGTATAATATTCATATATTTCTCGGGTATACTGGGGAGCTGAATCTTCTTTTACTTCTCTATCTGCTTCGTATACATCCATAATCCAATTAACTCTCTGATGTAACCAATTAGCACAGAAGTTATAGTTAACCCTCTTTGCTTGAGACATGAGCTTAATACCAGTTGTTACAAACTCAATATATCCTTGACGAGGTTCAAACCCAAACTTTTGACAGAACTCGTTTACAACAGGTACTAATTCTTTTACTGATGCCCATTGTAAATCTGTTTGCTTTATTTTAGTTACTCCGATGTGTTTGAGTTGGACTCTAGTAGAATAGATGATATCTGCTAATAAGTTTGCATCTCCTATACTTCCTGAAGCTCTACGAACAGCTTGAGTTTGTACCCTTTTATCCTCTCCTACCACTGAACGATGGTCCAAAGAGTATTGCCTGGCTTTAGTGAAGAACTCATCTACGAATTCTTCAGATACTCTACCCCCCATTTCCTTCCATAATTTACGGAATAAAGTTTTAGAGATATGTATAGAAGGTTCTCGTTGTGCCATTATAATTTTAACTGTGATTTTATAGTTAAAAGTTCTTGATAAGTCTGATATGTCGTCTCTCGTACATATTCTAAAGTCCTTTGTTTACCCAGTGAATTGACATCCTCATTATCTGGGAGGAATACTACCTTTACCTTTTTGAAGGGCACCAACTTAAATGCCAGATCTAATGCTTTATCTTTAGCATCGGGGTCAATCAATATTATAAACTTCTCTACTTGGCTCTTGATGAACTTGTTTACTTGCCATCTTGAAACTGCCTTACCTCCGGTTGCAATCCCATTCTCTCCCAAAGTTTCAGCATTGATTGCACCCTCACAAATATAAATGGTTCGGTATATTTCTAGAGCATCTGCATTATATATAATAAAACTCTTTCCCAAACCCGTTACATCTACTTCTGGATTGTTATATTTGGGGCCAGCGCCCATATATAATCGGGCATTGAAGTAAGTTAATTGCCCATGCTCTGTAAAAGGAATAATGATATATCCAAGATACTTACCTGTGTTACAATACCCCCATCCTTTACGAGCTAACTCCTCTATCTTAAACCCTCGTTTCTTAAGATAATTCCTGGCAGACCTTGCCAATAGAGAAGTACCCATGGATATATTCTTAAAGCCATCAGGAAGGAAGAACTCTTTCTTACCCTTTAACTCAACCTTCTCTTCTTTGAATACATATCCAGAATAATCTCCCGATTCGAGTATAGATAATACTTCTTGAAAACTATCAGTACTCTCTAGATACATTACCAGACTTAAGGGAGATGGATGCTCACCACACTTAAAACAATTACATCGATTGTTTGAAAGATTAATGCCAAACTTCTTTTCTCCTCCACAGTAGGGACAGTCTGACTTCATCCATGAATTGCGGTAGTCGAAGGCTCCGATCTTCTTAATGAAGTACTGGTGCATCTTACCTTTTATATTGCTGTTAAGTCTCATATCGTAAACGAAAATACCCGACCATGAATAACATAGCCGGGTAATTATTACTTATTAACTGGTAACTTCTGACATAATTCAGGAACTAGATGATGGATTATATATCCTCTACGAACCTTCACTAATTCTACTTTGGCTTCTTCTAACCTTAGGAAATAATTCTTATAAGGTACCTCATACCTATCTATATCTTTATACCCCATAGTCCTATGGTTAGGAGTAACCTTATTCCAATTTATAGAGGCCTTTTCTGAAGAGATTGGTACCCACTCACGGAAGAATACTCCTAAACTATACCTCTCTTCAATTGGACATACAACTTGATATCTGTTACCTGGTTGCCTTCTTAAACATATCTCTTTGGAAGCTCTCCTACGAAATATCTTCAATAATCTTACATTCATAACTACATGTGTTCAGTAGCTTGGAATACGCCAATATGAATATTATAATGACAGTTAGGGCAAGTGATGCACTCTTCTCCATTATGATCTGGACCATAACTTAAATCCAAGAATACTTCCTTCTCATTGAAAGCTACCTTGGAATTACAATTTTTACAAACTGTAGTCCTCTCCTGAATTTTAAGAGGCTCTGTAGTAATAACTCGTGCCATACAATTTTAATTATTTAAGGTTTAACTAAATATCACCTGAGGTTTTACTTCTCTTTTCTGGGTCTGCGTTGGGATTACTTACCCTTTTCTTTTTCTTAAGTAAATCATCTACCTGTTTACCCATGGACTCATCATATTTTGCTCTGGCCTCTTTAGAGAACTCCTTCATACGTTGTCTTTCTGGGTCCATATTAAACATTACTCTACCAGATGGAACTCCATCACGTTGAACTACAACTTCCATTCTCATGATGTTATGTTCTTCTTCGTCCTGAGTAGAATTTAATCCCATGACGCATTTTGCATTTCTTATTATAGAAATAGCTGATGCTATATCATTATCCTCGTATCGGGTTTCTTGATGCTTAGCACCTTCTCTAGTAACATGTTGGGCAGTCCAAATAGCATCTAGTCCCAACTCATCTCCCATATTATCTATATCTATATATACATTGTTGATACGTTCTACATCGTCCCTATCTCGAGCAATAGAAGCCAACTTTGCAGCATAGTCAATCATGATAACATTGACCTTAATACCCTTCTCTGTTTCTAATTTCCTAACTAGATTAGTGATGGTATTACAATCTGCAATGGTTGCAGGTACACGCTCCACAATAAACTCTACACCAAGACGTTTATATTTACGCATGTGCCTTTGCTCCATCTTATCATAATCACCAGTTAACATCTCCCTCTTGGTCTTATTGAGAGTAGACTGTATCATACGATCCATTAACTGGTTCTTACCATTTTCAGTATCTATGTATAGAACATTCTTCTTCATTGCCAGATATCCCCGGGCAATATTGATAAGTGCAAATGTCTTTCTCCGTTTAGGGCGATCAATCAAAACGAAAAGAGAATTCTTGGGATATCCATCTCCATTACCCAACCTATTCAACTGCCAAAATGGAGTAGGAACTACATCTGGGTCAACCTTTCTCATGAGTTGTCTCATTGCAGTTCCACTAACCATAAGCAAAGGCTCGTCTTTCTTTTGTGGTTTTGAATTTTGTAATATTTTGGTTAACTTAACCTGATAAGTTTCATAGGAATTGTAATCCGAAAAATCCATACCTTCATTCAAAGCTTTCAACTCAATGTAGGCAATGAATTTATGTATATTTTCCAGGACAATATCTACATCTTTTAGGGGTTTATTGTAAAGCTCAGATATTAAACTATGAATATTAGGAATATCATCTTTAGTAACCAAATCAACATAATCCTTACCTTCTAGCAAGGTTTTAACTTGCTCTACCATTAAAACCTCACTTGGTATTCGTTGGTATTTCTTTACGAATTTTACCAAGGCTTCTACTACTATCGAGTGTTCAATTAAAGTAAAGTACCCAGGTTTTATCTTTGGAACATATAGAAGAGCTTCCTTCCCTTGTACCAAGAACCTAAGTACTTCTAGTTGAAACTCTATAGAGAACGTAAACTTATCACAGGAGTTTAACCTCTTCTTTACCTTATTTGGTTTCATATATTATATAATATTCATGAGTGTATAATCAATAGTATCTGCTAGATAATATAGTTCTCCAAGCTCATTCTCGAACATACTTGAACACTAACGGTGAAATATTTTGATAAAAATTCATACAAGTTGTTACTTTATTATTTATATTTGCATTGTTAAATATATTTACTACTATGAAAGGCAATAACGGGAGTGAACTACATCGTTTGACAGAATTAAAACCCTATGATGAGGACTTGTTTAATAGGTTATACAAAACCTGCAAACCTTTAATCCGTAGACTGGTAAGAGGGGTTAATTCTAGAAGATTCAATCTTACGCCAGATATAATTAACTCTTTCTTCTGGGATAAGTTCTTGTATGTATTTAATAAATATCAAGACGAATACGATGAAGAAAGGTTGAAAGCAACTCTCTTATCTTCCCTGCAAACTTATAAAAGTAAGTTGTTAAGAAATGCTTATACTAAGCAGGCAGAATTCAATCAAGAGTTAACATCATTCGAGGTATTATTTGACAATAATAAAGAATTACTCGATGACTCGGATGAAACTCGGATTAAGGAAGAGCAATCCCAAATATTTCATCAATACATGAAGGAACACCTTACTCCGGATGAATACTTGGTTATGCAGATACAACTTGAACCTCCCAAGTGGTTTGAATCTCGTATCAAAGATTCTCACGGTAAGTTATCTATCCTTCACCTGATAGATTACTTTGAGTTGCCTCGGGATAAGTTTGCAGTTAATATGTTCTCCAGAATGAGAAAGACCATACAGAAAACTTTAGAACAAGCTGCAGTAGATCTTAAACAATGAAAAAGGCCAGAGCAAGGTTATTGATAACCTCACTCCGGCCCCACTTAACCAACTCAACTATGGTTCAGTTTACAATATAGGCACATAACCCTAAGCTTGTATACCCGCATATTCTTCCCCAGTTCTATCAGAGATGGGTATAGTAATCATATGGGCTACTTCTACCCATGTTTCCGGACCAGATGCTTTAGTTACTGTACCCACTGATGCCTTAACCCTTGCTACGTAGTTAGTTATCTCTAACCATGAAGTATATTTAGAGAACTCACAATCTTCACTTGAGGATAATTCTGGCTCTATATCTCTGGCCTTAAAAGTAGACGGCATAGCCATCATTACTCGAGTCATACTTTCAGAACTGTTCCTTAACCTCAGTATTTCTGATAGCATCAAGGACATCCTTGAATTCTTAGAAAATAACTTGGATAAATCATAAGTCAAGCCTGCATTACTGGTTCCCTTATTGTATAAGCATACTACTACTCTTAAAGTTAAAGTAGATGTACCCATTAAAGCTTTCACATAAGCATAATGATCAGAAGAGCTAGTTGGGGTAAATGATAGCTTACCACTATCTGCTACTTCTACTATACTTAATCTACTATGTAGCCTCTTTAGATTCATGGCTACCCTCCATCCCATAGCGGCATCAGGATTCATAAGTTGATAGAACCCAGTAGGTACACATATACTCCCCTTACTATAGGCAGAAAATTGAGGGAGTATACAACCCACTAATTTCCAAGTTTCTTTACCATAGGGGGGAGATACTAAACTATACTCCATGGCCCCCTCTGAATTAGGTTCAAAAACCACCGTGCCTATGTCCCATTTATCCGTGGGTACCTGTTGGGTTTTACTATCTATATCTATCTCGGGGGATACAAAAATACCCATGGCATCTGATGACTCATACCACTGATAGTTAAGAGTTTTGGTTACTGGTCTAGCTGCAACAAAGTTAGAACCATTTATATTTAACTTACTAAAAATAAAACCCTCATTATCATCCGAAGAAGCTGAATCTTTAGATACTATTACTTCTATACCCTGACCCAGAGAAGAGATTAAATTATTCACATGACTGGTTAGAGAACTAACCTCTCCGGGTACAGTACTCTGTTCTAAAACCTTTACCCTATTATCCAGTCTCATCAAAGAAAAAGGATTCATTCCAAGGGGTTTAGCAGGTAATATACCCTGATATGGGTTGATACAGAGTTGATATCCAATAGATTGCATTAATTCCTTCCAACCGGGCAAAAAAGTATTCCAGGAGGGTATCCAACCTATCATGTATACCCCTAATAATGTATCAGTATTAGAATTAATAGATACACTACTTTTTTTGGTTACCCAGTCCAATATTTGAGGGTAGTTCATATCGACTATCTTGTCGATATAATACTCTGGTTCTACATGGGCATTTGTTAACCACGCTACTTTGAAATTAGAGGGGCTCGGGACTGGTTCATCCTTATTAGCACTATACCTATGAGTAGCTATTAAAGCAAATGTTACCATTTTAGATGGGTTAGACATATCTGGCCAACCTCCAGGAGGGTTTTGACCAGTGAGAGTCAGTATATCTGGTGCTATTGAAAGAAGCCCATCTGGAGTAATAAAGGCATTGAACACCTGACCAGCCGTATTATCTTTATTAGAAAGAAATACTCTTCTTGCACCCCTTTTCATATCCTCACGATCGGATGAGAATATACTACCTATAGTCAGGGTATTTTTAGTAGTATCAACCCAGTCGAATCCACATACGGGACCAGTTCCATTGGCTATGGCTATGGGTTCCATCACCTCTTTGGACTCTATAAGATCTCCGTATACCTGATAAAGTCTCGGTTGTACTACTCCATTAACAACCTGAGTTTCGTTATTCTGTGCCATGATTATAATTTTAACCTATCGAGATTATCGTCGATAAAAATTAAAGCTTTAGTTAATGACTCCACCAGTCTCTGGTTCACTGAATCGTCCCCTAGTAACTCCACATCGTCGGGATTATCCTGGAATAACCACTCAAGAAGTACTCCCCAGTAATTATTACCCATCAGTACAGTGAAGTTAGCTTCCTTATCTGGGTCACTATCCGAGAAATCGGTTCGGTGTTTATATCCGTCGGTAGTAGGGAAGTCCTTCTGAAGTTGTTCGAATATTACCGTGGCAAATAAATCTGAACGAGTTTGTCCCTTGGTGGTATATATTTCAAATCCTCTGGCAGTACACCATTCATTTCCCATGCCTGCGGCATTGTTATGAAGTGAGAGCAGAAATTTAGTTCCCCCTCTGGGAGTATCTAAATTATTTGCAATCTCTTTTCTTCTAGACAACCCGATTTCGGTGTCTTTGGTATTGGTGAATGCTACTTCAAAACCCTCATGTTTGAGACTTTCAGCTAACATTTTACCTACTTTCCTACTCCATAAATATTCTTTATGTCTACCATCTGGAGATTGTTTCCCTGCCACATCTGATCCATGAGCAAAATCGATTATGGGCAATAATCTTCGTGCCATAGCTATAGTTTTTTAAGATACATTAACTTTAATCCATTTAGATACATACCCACGGATTGGTCCATGTTAGAAATTGTAAATTGGTCCTTTGGTATATATATCTGTTCTATTACCATGTCTTTTATTGCCTCATTATCTTGAGGCTCAAAGATATTTACCAGAGATTTTCCATTACAGGTGAAGTTTGATAGTAATCCACATAGTTCGGAATACTCATTATTCACCAAGCTCTCTACCTTCTTTACAGTTGACTCTTTGTTGTCTATATGATTCTCAAATCTGATTCGCAGTATCGCATACTTCAGGATGTGCCCCAAGCAATTGAATTCCCTACGTATCAGTATCTGAGCTTCAGTTATACCTATGGTAGAGTCAGCAGCTCCATCAAAGAATTCCTTTACCTGTTGTGATGATTCTGATACCACGGTTACCTTTTTATTTAGGTTCCAGATGGTATATACGAACATTACTACCATCACTAAAACCATTACCATGAATATACCGAATATCACTTTGAGTGCCCCATAATTAGAGGCAGCTTCAGCCAGTTCAATCGAAGATTTAGTTAGAGATTGAACTACATGGTCAAGTTTGGGATCTTCTTGAGCAAAAGAAGATAATAAAGCTATTAGAGGCGCATTAAACATATACAATGTAAATTAAGGCAGTGGTTTGTTCAAATACAACAGAACTGTCCTCTGGTTCAAAATATTTTACATTTACGGGTAGGTACTTGTTGACAATATTTACCAGAGTCTCTCTTACCTTATCACTATAGTCGGATGGATGTTCTGATTGTATTTGTTCCTTTTCAGCCTCTATATCTTCTTCGGTGGCATTGGGATTCATCAGCTTCCACTCTTCCAACAGTTGTTCTTGAATCTCCTGGTCTTTCCTTACCATGAAGTCCCATTGACCCTTTGGTATACCAATAGTAAGAATCATTGGGACACATTCCCAACAATCAGTCTCGGTGTCGTAAGTAGCAGAAGGAGTATCGAAGTGTAAGATAGTATCATAGTTTACAGAACCATCTCCGATGGCTTGAACTACTGAATCTTTTGTACTCTCATCTACCTCGGTAAGAGTAAAGGTTACTCCATAAAAACGACCCAATATTTCATAAAACCGTTTTGTTCCTCGTATCTTATACAATGATATGGCGTATCTTAGAACTAACCGGAAATCAGCCGTAGGAAAACCCCTGTCTTCTTTTATCCAATTCTCTAGATTCTCCTCTGTATAGGGTTCACCCTTAGTTAGTACACCATAAGCATAGGGGATGAACCCAAAGTATTCCCATAGATAATTCAGGAATATTTGATTAGCTTTATCTACATCCAGACATTCCATGAAGTTATCTATATCGGGCATTACCTCAGTATCGAAATAACCAGAACATACATCTATGAACCTTTCGAATATACCCTTACCTTCTGAATCCTGATAGGTATCGTTGGCTTTGTAGTAATGGTCGAAAAGATTACTGAAGATGTAATCTCTGAAGAAGGTCTTCGCAGGATTAAACCACTTCATTGATTTTAAGTGTTATATTATCCGAACTGATAGTAGGGATATTGTAGTTGTGAGGAATGAGATCTACCAGTTTACCATCGCTTCCCATCGGTTGAGTGGTTAATTGATATACTGTTCCGTTTTCATAGTTTGCATTTTCGACTGGTAAGTTAATAGTAAGGCTAAACTTAGACTTGGTCAGAGTTACCCCAAGAGGTTTACCATACTTACCAGAATATAAGGTACTACCAGATAACTCCTTATTAGCATATACCTTATAGAAAGCATTGCCATCTTCTATCACAGTCTGTATATAACAATTCTCGAAATCGGATTCTGGGTTAGAAGTGATAAAAGATATCATCTTGAAGTAGGTAATATTCAGTGCTGGTACTGATACTATCTCTTCGGTATTCTGGGAATTGATGTTTATTGCTATTGGATAAGGCAGTAAATATAACTCCGTTATAGTAAGAAAGTCAACCATTGGCTGATTATCCATGAGAGCATACAAGTCTGACTGTCTTACTGGCTTATTTATGTCTGAGTTCTGATAGTTATAAGCATCCAACAAGGCCTTCTTTACCTGATTGCTTATATCTATGGATTTGAAAGACTTCCTACCGGTAATTTCGGCCGATAAATAAATCTTAGCGGCATGTGTAGAGTATACACTTACTCGAGTAGTTAACACCTTAGATGATTCCATCCTTTGCTTTACATTGTTGATAAGCTCAGTGCTTGCCTCTGAACCACCGTCTGGAGTAATATATACCTCAACATACTTTCCGCAGATGTAGTTACAGTAAGCTTTATCTACCCCGTCTATCAACATAGCTATGGCTTCATAATCTTCTTTAGTGATAGCTACTCCGAGAGTTCTGATACTCAACGGTATGTGTTCTTTAAGTGTATCGAAGTCTTCATAGTCTGAGCCTCCAGTAGCAGCTATGGTATTAGTAAGAGTAAGACCAGAAGTCACATCCGTCATTACCTCAGGAACTTTGTCAAACTGGTTTGCAGGTATGTTACCATTTGTACCATAAGTCAGATAGTACTGACCCTTAATGAGTGAGCCTATGGTTGGTTTCCTACCAAATTGACCGTCTCCAAATACCAAGTAGGGAGTAAGAGTAGTATCAAGTTCTACCTTGTATACTTTATCACCAGGACCCGAGTAAGCAAAGGTATCCACTAAAGTCCAAGCTTCTCCATCAATGGTAAGCACCATAGAACCCTCTACATACTTCTTATCAGTAGGTAAGTCTCCCAAGGTTATGATGATATCATGAGAAGTATAAGTACCCAGTTCTACTTCTTCTACTACCTCCTTCTGAGCTACTGGTACTTTATATGTGTAAGTACCCTTTTCAATAGTTACATTGCGAGTGGTTATCCACTGTTTCCCATCCTTTGAATTGAATACGGTATTCTGGGGTACTTGTATATCTACTGGGAAAGGACTCCCATCTTGCATGTATACTGTCAAGTCTACTGAAGATGGGATAGCTGACTTTATATGGTAATCTACCAGCTTAGCATGTTTGTACAATGATGAATACCTTCGGCAAGTTGGAAGGAAAGCTTCTCTTGCCATGCCATCAATGTAGTAATGTATCACCTCAGCAATACCTGCAAAGATTGAGAGTGTAAGTATGAATATATTACCTTCACTCATATCCGTTATCTCTGGAACCCTTTCATTCAGAGATTGAATCAGTTTGGCTTTTATGTCATTGTATGACCTCTGAAAGGGAGTGAGCCAGGGGTTGCTAGTAGACATTTGTTGTGGAATTATTTAAGTTATACTGAAAGTTTAACTCTTCTACCCTCTGAGAGTTCTGCACCTTGAAATAAATCAGGAGTCTTATAGATTCCTTAGTGGGTTTCAGAGCAAATACCTTTAATGCTGTTATCCTTGGTTCCCAAGCTGCGATGCCATCCTTCACGAAATTTTTAATCATGAGGTTGAGAGCACTTGTATTAGGTTCTTCCAAACATTCCCAAGTTCGAGAACCAAAGTCCTCTTGTCTGAACCTTTGGCCTATTTGATAGGTTAGGATAGCTGTGAGGTTCTGCTTTATTAAAGCAACATCTCCTCTGAGTATATACCATCCTATCTTTGGTACTACTCTTCCGTCTGGCAGCTGTACTGATTCTGGTTTCCCATCGCTCCCGACTGCTTGTTCAAGCTTTATAGGGAAATAGGCACCACTACCAATAGTGTTGAGTTGATTATAGTTTGCCATTAGTTAGGTTGTTTAATTGTTTCACTTTCAATATCCTCCACCTTAGTCTCTTCCAGTTTAGAACCAGCCCAAGATGCAGCAGCAGTTTTCAAAGCAGCACCACCATCTTGGGGTTTAGGAACCCAGTTCGTGAATGTCTGCTTTATTTTATTTAGGTCTTGCTCGATTTTGTTTAACCTTTCCACTACTGAATTGGATTCGGGAATGCCGACTTCTCCCCCCTGCATTATAATGTTATTCCCCTCGACGTTTATATTGCCGTCTAGAGACTTAACAATTATATCTTGTTGGATTATTGCAGTTAATATTCCCGATTCACTTTCATCCAGTATAATCTTATTACCCTTAGGAGTAATAAATCCCAATACATGAGGCTTATCTAATTCCGGAGGCATCTCTCCTATTGCCCACCCGTGATAAGACCATAGGGGATGTCTTGGGTCTCCATTTTCAAATTCCACATATACTATAGAACCCTCACGTGGAGACAACCATTTGAATCCAGAACCTGGGCCTCCCTGTTGATGTTTTGGGTAAGCCCATACTTCTACACCTCTTAAGATACTTGGAAGGTGTACACATACTTTGTTTTGAGAGTCTGGGTCATTGGAGGTTATTACTATACCTCTGTAAGTAGAGTAAAACCTTCCAATAGCTTCTATACCTCTCTGTTGAATCAGTTCATATAGGGTCATTGTTCTCTTGGGCTTATGTTCCTACCAACCTGAAAGTCCCGCCTTGAATCCACCTCTACCTTGTAATCAGCAGGGTTATCAGGATTCTGACGTACCACAATTTGACGACCTGCTCTTTGAGGATTCTCTTTGTCTTCTTCTTTCCAAGTTGAAGCTCGATACCTGGATACCTCGGCCTTAATCTTACTTGGTATCTTCCAAGCACCAGTGGTATAAGATTCTTCAGCTATGTCGTGAGCCTTTTGAAATACCTCCTGAGTGTTTACCGAAGTAGATATACGGTTTAGTATAGAATTACGTGACTTCTTCTCAAAGGTGACCTCAGTAAAATATCCCCCAGTATCAAAGCTGTGTTCAACCTCTTTAGCATACCAATCATCAGAGTATTTTTTACCAACATTCTTTATCTCAATGATTTGAGAAGATTTCATGTTAGGGTTACCTACAAACTTAGCTTTTGCCTTAATTTGACTGTTAACCGATTCGATGATATCATTGGACATGAAGCTTCCCATGGTCAGGAATAAAGGGTCAGATACTACTCGCACACCAGGTACTTGTATCTCGACCTCCATCTCTATTCTTACTTTATCTCCTACTTCGTATCCACTACTTGGTATGATTACAGTCTTATCAGAAGCCACTTTCAGAGCATTATACCCTGACTTCCAGTTGTTTACGAATACTATTTTGGCATGTCGTCGCATGCCTTTGGCATACTCTTTAGTCCTAAGAGTTGAATAATCTATAGGGTCAACCAATACCTGTACTTTTCTACGTATGACAAAGTTAGATACTTCATCTGGAGGTTGTGGGAGACTTACATCAGTTTTACCCGAACGTATTGCATCTTCGAACTCTTTAAGTCCATCTTGATACTTTTTCCACTCTGCCTCTATTTGAGAGTTGTAAGCTTTAACTTCATCTTCGGTTAGAGATGGGTTTGAGGCTATCTTCTGTTTAGCATCCGTTATGGAGTTATATACAGGGGGGTTTTTAGATAGATTATTTACCTGACGACATGTAGAAGTACTTGGTACTATAGCCCTTTCAAACTTTGCCATTCGAGTAACATCCCTCGGCTCCATAAGTATCTCAGGCTTATTCCTTCTTACATAGGCGTCTGGCTTACATGGGTCATCATTGGTAGGTATACATTGAACTACCTCTGTTTCCACAGTTTTAGTATCAGGGTCTATACTTGAAGCTTTACCAGCTTCTATACTTTGTACGTATTTAGTTTGAACCCTGAACTCTAGCAGTTCTCCAGTTCCACCGGCATAGGTATATGCAAATACAGTTTTACCGGACTGCTTTCCATTATGTATCTCTATCTTGTTATCACGAGTGTCTACAAAGTTAGGACCTCCTGACATAGCCTTAGCTATACCAACTAACTGAGAGTACTTGTTTAAGAATGTAGCCGAACCAACTATTGCAGTACCTTCTGCAAAAGTAGCAGGTATCATCTGTAACTTGTACCTATCCGGGTCCTCATTGGGTTTAGAGAGGTTCTCAGGAGTTAATTCAAGTATCTTTACTCCTACTAACCCATCGTCTATCTCCTCTGGGTTTTGTATTTTTGTGTAACAAGGTAAGCAAGGCTTACTTTTCTCTTTGCTCTGTTTTGCCATCACAAGGTTGATTATCGGTTATTACCAGAGCTGTACCAGCTTTCTGAGAGTAATCCGTTACAATTAAAGGCATCTTACCCAAGGCCAATTCCTTGAATACCTCCAAGTACTCGGTTTTATTACCCACAAATTTTGAGGGTTCGGCTTCCAAGAACATCTTTGCATCAGCAAATTCTATGGTAAACTTTACTCCTTCTGGTGTAAACTCTATCTGATGACTCTTTATGTTGACCAATCTTACAGGACCGGATTTGAAAGAGCTGTCACTGAATATCCATCCCCACTGTATCTTCAAAGGCATCTTGAATTGTAAAGAGGGATGGTCCACTATTCCTACAAAGTCAGTTACTATAGTAAACTTACCTTTGTCTCCTTTACCTTCTGTATACTTGTAGTTGAAGTTCTCGACTTCCATACCGATTGGAATGCCATTGAACTCGTCCATAATAGGAGAGCCAGCTCCATCGAATATGGCAAGGTATGGAGTACCATTACCGTTTACGAGAATGGATTTACTATCCTCCATAATTCGGTATGATTAACTCCATATCCTCATGGACATCCTCGAAAGGATTGAGAATATCATTTGCGTCTGCAATTACTCCCCACATCCCAGAATCTCCATAGTATTTGAAGGCGATGTTTTGGATTGTTTCTCCTTCAAGTACCGAATGAATTATATGATCTGAAGATATTGCAGATATATTTCTTTCCAAAGATACATCCCCGTCTGGGAACTTTATTACATAACTGTCCTCATAAGGACTTGTTCCTGGGATAGTAACCATAGTTATTTAATTTTGTGTACCTACTCTCCCTGTATCGGAGTTTTCTAGAGAATTTACTTCCCCACCATCAAATATTACTCCAGGCGTATACTGCAACTTACTAGTGGGGATTATTTCCTCCCAGGTTCGATTGTTTTTAGTTACCCTTTTGAAGGTGAGTGTTTGGGTTGCACAGTTGGGAAGCAACTTAAGGTCAAATGGTTGACTTACAGTACTTACAATCCTTTGACCAGTATCGGGGTCATGGTCATATCTTTTCCTCATACGGGCTGCATTCTGAAAATGAGTGAGCTCGTATGGAGCCGAAGCCAATATGAAAAGGTCGTCTTCGAATAACCCAGAATTACCCCACTGTATTCTCAAGGTAGGAGGTGATGCCGAGTAACCATTAGCTCTTGCCCAAGATTCGAGCAATCGGCATTTATTTACCACATCATCCCGATGTTCAGCATCTACTGAATACCAGGAAATATCAAATGTTATGGTATCTTCTCCTCCCGTGTAGAAATAGAAAGGATTGTTACGTCCCATGGATTTAACTGCAGCCCATGTAGCAGCGGGTTCTACCCGTAACCTATCTGGCCTGTTTTGAATCACTAAGCTTACAGCTGGTGATACATTCAGGTTAGCAATAACGATGTCGTTCTTTATCAGTTCGGAAGTCAACTTGTTTGCTACGGTATAATCTATGGACTTAGCCTTCAAAATCTGTTCAGGAGAAACCCCAGCTGTTTCAGCAGCTATACGATTCTGAGTCCAATGGTCCTGAGCCTGAGCTAAAGAGAACGAACCCTTTCTGGCTACATGCAGATTCTTTGCGTCATAGGCTTTACCCATCTTATTGGGTTCTGCCTTAGCCATTGGAGAAGTAGCCCTGTTTATGAGTATCAGGGCTCTCCATACCTTATTGAGAGGAGATTGGAATATTCTCCCCTGCTCAAGGTCAGCTACTTCTTGAGCTACTTTTCCTAATGGTTTTCCTATGAGTGATGCCATGATTTATTAATTTACTCCAGCAGCTACATTTATTTCTGAATCTCTTTCACCAAGGTACTCTTCCAGGAACTTCTTGCCATCTACATTTACAGTTAAGTGAGTACCCTGATTACTTATATTATTGAGTTTATCAGTATATAATCCTAACATCTGTACTAACCATCGTATTTCCTGAATGGTTAATGCTTGAAGATTATCCTTTTGTTTATAACCTTCTCTACTAGCTTTGATAGCAGATGCTAAGTCATTGGTAGCTCTAGTATTCTCGTCTTGTGATGATTGATTATTCTTGAGGGCACTGTATATCATGGGCCCAACTATGGATATGCCAGTAATGGCCAATCCAAGGGGACCTCCAAACATACCGAGCAATCTAGAACCAAATCCCAATATACCTCTGCCTACAGAAGCCAAGGCTCCTCTGGAGGCAGCCCCTGCAGCTGCTCCGGCAGCACTACCCATTAAACCCCTAGTCATTTGACCTGCATTAGTAGTGGTTACCATAGCAGCAGGTACAGGAGTCCACCCAGTAGCTCCTCTACCGGTTTGAGCATAGTATCTACCATTAGCTCCCATCTTTGCTGGAATATTACCATTATATAAATAACCTGGTAAACCAGCCATACCTGCAACTGTAGCTGCACTTGCCCCTATACCAGCCATCCTCTGAGCTTTGATAGCTTGCTCCATCCTAAGGTACTCATGGGCAGATAAAGTGGCTTGATTCCATCCACCTACCATCAGCTTTATCATGGTTCTGAATGAAACTTGAGAGTCACCGTTTAACAATAACCAGCGTGCTCTAAGTCCCATCCATATAGAGCCTATTTTTAATCCGACAGCTGCTATAGCAGCAAATCCAGCTATCCAAGGACCGAACGGAGTTGACATTAAGTCACGAAGCTGAGATATTGCCCAACCGAGCATATCCAGAAATCCCATTATAATAGGATTCTTACCCAGGGCTTCACTGAAAGTAGTCATAAGATTCTCTGCAGCAGACTGAACAATATCAATTTTACCTGCAAGAGTTTCCATTCGTTTCCCTACTACCTCTTCAGCAAATCCAGCAGAATTATTCTGTATCTTGTTTAACAATTCGAAATAACCCTCGGTATCACGCATGATTGCAACTGCAGCACGCATACCACGTACACCGAAGATACTCTTGAATACAGCATTCTGGTCTATAGTAGACAATCCTTGAGTAGCTTCTTCTATTTTACCTAAGATTATGGCAAAATCTTGGAGATCTCCATTGGCATCCACAAAATCCTGTTTACTCAGTCCTAATCTAGCTAAAGCCTTAGCTCCCTTGAAGTTAGGGTTGGTTAATGACTGAGTCAAGTAGTCTGCCATGTTTCTTATAGAAGTACCTGCCATAGAACCCTGAATACCTGCATTACCCAGGGTACCTATCATGGCAGCTACTTGCGGTAACTGCTGTCTCAGAGTTACCATGGATGCAGCTGAGTATTTTATAGATTCAGCTAAGTCTGCCATGGATACATTTGATGACATAGCCGCCTTAGTAAGCTGGTCTCCAACTACATTAGCTGCATTTTGACCCTCTAATTTGAAGGTCCTCATGATATTGGTCAGTAAGTCAGCAGTACCACCTTTACCTCCCAATTCCATGCCTGTGGCATTGGCCATCATTGCAGCACCAGATATCATTTGCTGAATCTGGTTTGCATCATTACCTGCCATTGCCAAGTATTTCATACCTGAAGCTATATCCCTTGACATGAACATGGTCCTTAAACCTAATGTCTGGGCAGTTTCGGATAACCCAGACATTTGATTTTCGGTAGCTCCAGATATAGCTCCCACTGAAGTCATCATGTCTATGAAATCAGCTCCGGTTTCTATAGTAGTGGTTAATGTTGATACTATCGAACTGGCCACACCACTGGCTATATTAGCGTACGACTGAACTGCAGTTAAGTTAGCCTGTACAGCATTCTTAGCATCCCTATGTAAACCTCGGATGACTGAGCTAGCTTCTCTTGCCTGGTTTGAAAACCTATCTTGAAGGACAAGGGCCACACCTATCTCGAGTTGTCCTGCAGAAGGACTACCACTTGTAAAAGCCATATAGTTTCAGATTTATCGAACAAAAGAGAGCTGCCCTACTTTCCTTTGGGCAGCTCTTTTTTAAGTGCATCGTAATATGCTTCGGCAGCTTCTATAAATTTCTTTCTTCGCCGCCAGGGGAGCTTTGCTAGAGTGTTAAAGTCAATATTAATCTTAGCTTTAACAATGTATAAATATACATCCTCTAGTTCTCCCGTGGGTAGAAAAAATTATCTACCGCCATCACGGGTACCATGATCTTCTGTCCCGTTTCTGGGTCTTCGATTTGAGTGGTACCTTGAAATATGGGGTCAAACCCTTTGATAGCAGACCTTATGTCCATCATATCTTTCGGGCTGAACATCCGGAAGTTCTTTACTGGCTCGTAGTTATCACCAACCTTCAGTTTTAGATTACGAGCAACCAACTCCTGATTCTTCGTACGTTCATTTGCGGGGAGATTTAATACATAAGCCTCTCCAGCTGCATTAAGAAGATCGAAGCACATCTCCTTTCCACTTTTAGTAGTGAAGTGTATTTCAGAGCTTTGTTTAGATACCGGGTAGAATGGAATGGCATTTGGTTTTGCTTCCATCTCTTCCATAGTAGGAACTACTCCATAATCGAAAAGGAACTCTTCCCGAAGGTTTATTTCATAATCTACCTCACGAGTCTGACCATCGGCAGAACCGTCCCAAGTATACCTGAAATCGAGAATCTCTCCTAAAGAGAATACCCGAGAGTTTATCATGATGGCATACCTATCTAGTGAAGGCATTTTCTGCACATCCTCGGGAGTTAATAATCGATTGGCGGTCATATCGGTATCAGTTACAATGCCTGCAATGAACTTAGAGATATTCATGAAGGTTTTGGCATCTACCGGGTTGGAAAGGATATCATCATCCTCTCCATTCTGTTCCCTGATAGTTACTTCGTAACCGCTTGGGAGTTTGAAGGTAAGTTCTTTACCATAAAGTGTTTGTTCTTCCATGTTGTTGAGTTGTTAAGTATATTCCCCAGATTATAGTCTGAGATAACGAAAAAGGGAGAGTTCATTACTGAGCTCTCCCTTGGTGATTCACTATTACAGCTTCTCGCAAGTATCTACTGAGAACTCTAAATCCTCCAGAGTGTTGTCCGAACTCATTCGGTCTAAGTCCTGTCCGTTTACCTTGCAAGGCCATACTCCAGTACAAGTCCAGGAGTTGAGGATAGATACTCCATCCTCGGCCAGCTCATTGATGAGTACGGTTTCCTTGTACTGACTCGGTGTTAAACCTCCCCCGAGCAGCATATCCTGTACTGACATCAGCCAGTCCCATAACCAAGTATCTGAACCAGAGGTTGTTTCCAACTTGGATGCAGTTAAGTTACCAACCGATACTCGGCCGCCGGTCTTTACGTCGTAGTTTACATCCCCATGTGCAACCTGTTCAATAGTTATCTCAGGTACAGTTACCTTCTGAAAAAGGAAGGGGTTAATGGGATGCTTGACAAATACAATTTGCCATAAGAACTTCTTCCTTGGGTTTTTTACTTTAGCTCCTGCCATAGTATTTATCGTATTTATTTATTAGTTATTCTGGGCAGAGATGGATACTTCACCAGTGCTCTTGTTTATAGCAATGTCGATGATGACATCCATTTCGATATCCTGCATAGGAACAACCTCTTTGTACTTCAGCTGAGCCCGGTATTTACCCTGGCGAACGTCGGCCTCGTTATTTATCTGAAGCTCATCGTAACTCTGGGCATCCTGATCACCTATCCACTCGTACGAGGTTATGGCATTTCGGGTCTGCAGATCGTCCAGAATATCTTTTGCTTCGTAGTAAATAAGTTTCCACGTATCGAAGGTATTAGGCTCTTCGATGTAGCTCTCCAGAATTGGCCGAAGATTTTTCTTCAGGTAGAGATTGAGACGAACTATAGAGATGAATTTCTCCGAGTCATCTACTGGGTTCGAAGTGAAGCCATGCCATAGCATAGTACGCTGGCCCTGAGTACGGGTGTTCTTTATTACGAACAGGTTCATGTACCACTGAGCGAACTCGTTAAGAGTATCTACTTCAGCAGGTCCTCCCAAGTTCTTCATAACCGGACCAAGTGCCGAAGTGATTACACCCCTATTCATACCCGAGAATGAATACCAAGGCCCATAGGTAGAAGCACAAATAGCATCTAGTCCAATTACTGAACCGAGCACATCGCATTTCTGAAGAGAACCGTTTTCGTTGTAGTACTTGATACCACCGCCGAAGTATGCCACCTCTTTCTTTGCACCAATGGCCTGTACCAAAGTCTTAAGTGCCGAAAGTGTCTCTTCGGGAGTTGCAGGAATACGAGTATCCGGAGCATACTTTGGTACTTCCACATACAGCATCTGTTCGAAGATGTTGTGTACATCGGCTGCTACTGAGATATATACTTTGGTATAATCAGTTGGCAAGTGCTGATGTATATGAGAGAGTATTACAGAGTATGCCTCATAATAGGCTTTACTTGCCTGATAAGCAGATATCCACTCGTCTGCCGTGGGAGTAGTACCAGCATTTCCCTCGGTACACTCCATATATACGTTAGATTCCGAAATCTCATCGGATTGTACCGTACCCTCGGATATCTTACCAACCGTGATCATCGAGTTCCAATTCGAGAACTGACGAAGAATGGATATGATATCTTCCATGGTCTGAATACCAGTTGCCAGGTTTGCCATAGTACCCTGACCGTCTCCGGCTTTTCCCTGAATAGCTTCGAAAGTAATGTTTGGAGCATTGTCCAGGAAATTCTGCAGAGTATTTACATTTATAGAAGGATTGGTTACTCCCTTGGAAGTGTTTGCAGATACTGCCGAGAAGAACAGCATTTCGTTTAGCATGCTGTCGTAAGTCGGAATATTGGTAGTATCATCCCGGCCACCATACTGAATGATGCTTGCACGGAGTGTTGGTTCCGTGGATACATTCAGCTTCAGGTAAAAAGGACGATTGAGATTAACTCCCGTATCATCCAATACCGGAGAACCAGCCTCTCGAGTACGTATGGCCATGTGCATAGAGAGACTGTTCTCAGCCCCACTCGGGTCGGAAATAGTAATGGAAATAACCGAAGAACCGTCTGGTACCGATACCGAGGGAACTGCCTGAGAAGAAGCCGGTGTTACCGACATAGGCTTTGCCCAACCATAAGTAGCCCCAACTCCAGCTACTCGTGATACCCGGACTTTTGCACCCATTTCCAGGGCTTTCATGATGTTTGATACCGAACCATCCGGAACTATTTCCGAACCGAAGATGCTAGTGAACTGTGAGGGAGTTGCAATCAAGTCCTTCGGGTCTTCGAATGGACCCTTAGTAGTACGGGCTACTACATTGATTACACCCAACAGAGGTACACTAAATTGTACATTCAGGTTCTTAAAATTGAACCTTACTCTTGGAGTCTGTGGCATATAATTATTGATTAAGGTTATGATAGTAAAAAAGAATCCACCTCCACGTACCCTCAAGTAAGAACCAGGGTCGATTGGAGGTATAGGTGGGTCAGGCTCCTTGGGGAACCTTCAGAGTGTAATCGGCATTTTCTAGAAGCACGGAAATATCTCTTATTGGAGTAATTACCTCTGGAGGAGTGTTACCATCTAAGAGGCAATCCTGTACTTCAAATTGGTATACCTTTTCCATCAACCCATTATCCAAATCCGGCATGTTATAAAAATTAACTATCCGGAGGAATATATTTCCTGTGAATAGAAATTTGGGTTCTTCGTATGGTTTTAGGTAGCCTCTTTGAGGAACTGACCAGAACATAATCTGATGCAACAGTCTCATGTGTTCTGCAGAATGAGCACACAGTCTTATGTTCATGTATTGTGATAGGGTTTCATAAGGTACTTCAGTTGCAGTGTAACCTATGCCCTCTTCTTTCTCTATTATCTGTCTCGGTAGTCCAATATCTCCAGGATAGAATCCTTCGGAATCAACCACGATACGGGGGGTTTCTTTTATACCTTTTGAGTGATTGTTACCCACTCCGAATATACTGACGTAGAAACCCTTTTCGTCAGTAATCTTTTTCAGGTCTTCTTTAAACCGTTCAGCATTTGCTGCACTGGTTGGAAGATAGTCTTCTGGATTTATAGTGTAGCCCAATTTAATGGTCATATTCAATAATGCCACATATATGGACCTCTCTACGATTTCCTGAGAATTTACCATTTAACTTGATTGGGTCTTACACCGTAATTTTGAAGTTCTTTACGTATTTCCGTTAGGATAAGTTGTTTTAGTTTATTCTTACCACCAACGGCCTTTAGAGAGGGTGCCCATACTGGACGTGGAGGAATCCTACCATCGTTTGAACCGAATTCCAGTATACGGGCTAATTGGTTCAGTGTTAGCTTCTTCTGAGAAGAGCGTCTGG